ACAAGTTTAGAGAGGTTGAAAAGCCTCTCCTTTTTTAAAAAATCTTTTAAAATACTATTGACAAGTTTAGAGAGGTTGAAAAGCCTCTCCTTTTTTAAAAAATCTTTTAAAATACTATTGACAGTATACATCAGCTGATGTATACTTAATACATAAGATAGATGAGGGGGATATAAAGATGGCAAAGTATACAGTAACATTTAGTTGCGGACACACAGAGGTAATTGAGTTAGTAGGTAAAACATCAGAGAGAGAACGCAAGATAGCTTATTTTGAACAATATGGAACATGTAGCGAATGTTACAAAGCTGAACAGGAAGTAAAGCGCGCCGCTGCAATAGAAGCTGTAAAAGCCGCAAATTTGCCAGAACTTGCAGGCTCAGTTAAGCAAATAGCATGGGCTGAAAAAATCAGGGCACAGAAGTTCAACGAATTCAACGGTAAAGGTTTTAATTTCATTGTTACCGAAACATCAGCTGCATGGTGGATAGAAAACCGCAATAGTTGCGAATCAGTTATTATCGCTCGTAGCCGTAAAGCCAAAGTAGAAAACCTTGCAAACATGAGCAAGTCTGAAATGTTTAAAAGGGCTCACAAGCTTGCTAAAAAAGTTAAGACCGCTCATCCAGAAACTAACTATTCAGCTAATTTTGCCATCGCTTTAAAAGAAATATATGCTGCTGTAAAGTCACTTAAAAAGGCAGCATAAATATATATCTGCCCCAGGCAGTATCCTGGGAGAAGGAGATTAATATGGATATTAACAACAAGCAAGACTTGGCAGACCTCTTGAATTTTATTGATGGTTATAATGCCACTAATGTATGTCTGCCAATGCCCACTGGGCGCAAAAACAGTGAAAATGACAGCCGGATTTGTACACCGTCATGGTGGGATGAATTTTATGATTATTATGAAGCAAATAGTGCAAAATTCATTGGAATCCACATAGATGGTGCATGGCTTGTTGGGTGTAATTTGTTTTTTGATAGGGATAATATCGCACTTGTCATATTGAGTTATGATAGCTCTGGGTTTGACGGGTGCTGCCTTACCACTAATCGTCTAGATACAGACCAAGATTTGATTAGTGCCTGGCTCGGTAATACAAGTTTGTCAGACCACGAATATCATTGTGTACATGCTTTTGCAAAAAAAATAGGCTACTTGGAATAGTCTTTAATGCTGTCCTATCGGCAAAACGGGGAGAAAGAGGTATATATGCGTAAAATAATAAATGGCCGTACTTACAACACCGAAACATCCAAACGTATTGGCCAATGGTCAAACGGTCACTACACAAATGATTTTGCTTATTGCTCGGAGGACCTTTACAAAAACACCAAGGGGGCATATTTTCTCCATGGTGAAGGTGGTGCTATGTCAAAATATGCTGCTCGTTCCGGCGATAACTCCGGTTGGGGAGAAGAAATTATCCCAATGACAGCAGAGGAAGCACAGGAATGGGCCGAGGAACACGATACCGACGCCTATATAGCTGAGTTTGGGACACCTGAAGAAGCTGAACCGTCAGATCTCACTACAAGAGAACGGGTAAACCTTACTCTTGACTCCGACATGATGACTAAACTCCGTAAACTTTCTGCCGAAACTAGCGTGCCTATGGCGCGTATGGTAGATAAAGCTATAATGGCTATGTATGGTGATCAATTCAAAGATTAGAGGGATATATATATCCCTCTCTTTTTTTGTCATACTGGCATATAGCACCTTTTTAAGTTGTCTATACTCCAATAAGGTGGCATAACGGGGTGCGTTTGTATGTTAAACGGCCTATTGTTTTTTATACAGGCGTCCATATATTTAGGGTAGTTTTCTGTCGGTATGGCTCTCATAGGTATTTCACCCTTAAACAGTGAATAATCCTCCTCCATTTCTTCAAACCCCATGCTGAGGATCTCTCCTTTGCCCTGTGAACATTTTTTGCCAATCGAAAATATATACGTCCTTAATAGCCGTTCAATTTCCGTAGCATTGCCCCTAGCGTAGAATATTACGTCCTTAAACGCCTTATTCATAAATGGCATGTGGTAGTTTTTGAAACTTCCAGATGCCACGTCAACCCTTGCTTTTGTCTTTTCATTAAATTTCACAACATCGTCGTACACATCATCCCACCGTTTTGACCAGCTATCAGTGTATTCTTTATTCTCCCCGAATCCTACCGATGCACATAATACCCCATATCGAGTATCAAATATAGTCGCCAACCGCTCATTTATAGCAGGGATAAACGTTTCAAGCGGTATCGTATGGTTAATATAGTCCTCTCCATACATCTCAAGCCCTGCAGCTCTAAATAGTATCCCGTCTAAATATACATATCCTATTGTCCCCACAGGCGAACCCATATGCATAGTTATTTTAAAATTAGACATCATAACCCTCCGTTCTCATTCGACAGCGTTTTATTTTTACAGAATTAGCATTTCTGCCTATAAGCTCTGCAATATATTCATCTGACTTGTCTTTGTTATTAACAATTATTTGGATTTCTATGTCGGTATAACTTCTGCTCCACTTTTCATAAGGCTTTTTAAAGAGTCCTTCCTTTTTAAGACGTTTTATTTCAAGATTGTATATTTGCCAATGATGTTTTGAATCATGATTTTTAGCTTTTATTTTCCCATCATACAGCCAATTTTTAACTGTAGAGGGATCTATCCCAAATTCAACGGCAACCTCCATTGCTGTGCATGTTTCAAGATTCTTATTGTATATTTTCATGCCTGGAAGCAATATCGTAGGTACTACCTGCCATACTTCACCTTGTTTATGTTTTTTATCGTCTTGTACAGGCATTTGGAACTTAATGCCGTTATATTCTCCCTCATACACTGGCTGTATTTTGTGGTTGTAGCGTTCGTAGTCAACTATCTTTTTCTTTTGCAATTCAGTCAAAATAATAGCCCTGACTTCAATAGTAGGTATGTCAGGGCATTGTAACCGTTCACGAAATGCGTCTACTGCATGAGGTGGAATATAATACATTGTTTCAAATTGCTTGGGCTCGATATATTCACGCGCAAACTCATACATGGCATTCACCTCTTTTTAAGTCTAAATCCCATGAAATTATTTGCCGGTAACAACCATCCCTTATAAGTTTCTTTGAGTTTTGAATATTTATATCCGCACCGCTTAATTCCCAAAATATCATTAAAATAACCTCTAATGCCCCCACTCAATTTCTTATTCAAGTCATGTTGCGAATTAATAAAACGGCACCTATAATTTTGATAACCTTTTATATAAGCTCTGATATAAAGTTCAATATCGTCGTAATAATCATCACCATGGCCATCAAAATCAAAGTATTTTTTAACTTGTACGGCTATTCCTCCACCTTTAAAACCATATTGTATGGGTACAAAATCATCTCGTATTTTACATGTTCCAAAAGATAACTGTATACAACCTGTTTTTTCTTCTAAAAGTTTATTGCTTAACCTCTTAAAATTATTTTGAAATGTTGAATTTATAACTATATCATCGTCAAGAAAACATAAAATATCTTCGCTACTTAGTTTATCTCTTATTGCTTCTACTCCTGGCTTATAAATAGCCTTACCTGCAGGTGGGTACATTATTTCAACTATAGCATCGTTTGCAAAATTATAAGGTTCTTTATTCTGATTGATTACAACTATAGATCCGATAAACTCAGAATTTACGTTATCAATTATTGATTTTATGCATCTATTTATAAAAGCATCTCTGTTATAAGTAGGAATAACAAAATGAATCATAAATTTTCCCTCCTGACACATACAATCATATTGGCCTTATATAACAATTTTGATATTTTATAGCTTTGAGAGTCTAACTTTGTTGCGCTATCAAAGACTTTTACCATATCATTTTCAATTTTATAGACAATAACTACGTGCATATTTTTATTAAAAGTCCGTACAACCATTACTATTCCATTTCTTGATAATTCATCTTTTAAATGTGCTTCAAAGTCACTTGTATAACATTCAAAATGCAAATCTGTATAATAGTTCAATAGTTCTGCTATGTGGATAATTGCGTATATGCTTGTGCCATTCTCTATGTCAAAACTTTGCCTATATACAGTTTCAATAGCCATTGCAGGAATCATATCTGTATAAAAGTATTTTAAAACGTTGATAAATTGAGCAGGAACACAGTCATTATTTGAATATTGTTTTATCATATAAAACTACCTACCATTGGGAATTTCTTTATAAATTCATTCCATATTTCAGGGTAAAACATCTTTATAAATAGCCATCGCCCTTCAGTTATTGAAGTTCTGCCCGAATATGTTGCAACCCTTATATCTTTTCTCCCGTTTTTCCAAGGTTTGTCATATACTCGATTATATGGCAAACCATTTTGTACAATGTAAGCCCAAATATCATCAAGTGTCCATGAATTCAAAGGGTTCATATGTGTTATTTCATCATATTGGCAAAGATATTCTATGCCTTTTATCTTTGCATTAAAAGCCCTGCCTTTGCTTTCATCGGCTCGTAAGCCCATAAATACCGCATTATAACCCATTTTCTTCATTTCGTTTGCAGGCTCATAAATTAAAATCCTCTTAGGCTCATTTGCAGCCCATGTATTATCTGAATCTTTAAATTGATATGCTCCTACTTTTTCATACATTTCAGTCATTGACATAGAAGTTTCAATTTCGCACAGGTTTAGATTATATTTTTTTTCAACATAATTAATAAAATCAATAGTATCGGGGTATTCATTGCCGCTATTTGCAAACATCACAGATATATCAGGTTTATATTGCAATAGCATATGTAGCAACACCCAACTGTCCTTGCCACCACTAAAGGCTACATAAGCATTATATTTGTTAACAAGCTCTTTTAATTTTTCTTCTGTCCTTAAAACTTTATTAATGTATTTGTTCAGATGAGAGTAGAGTAAAAAATATCTACTCTCATCTTCGGACATACTGTTATATTTAACTACGTTCTCCGACACGTGCAGGCTCACCGCCTTTGCCTTTTTCAACCTTTATGATTTTCAAAGGTTCACTATTGATCTTTATTTTCTTTTTCATACTTACACCTCCCTTCTATAGTGCCTTTTCAATCTCCCTGACCCACGCCCTGCACTCATCGTTATGTTCCGCAAGATAGCTGTAATAAACCTCCGGATCTGCAAAAGGTTCGTATTCAAGCTTTATTTCTCCGAACCCTTTTGAGGACATGCCACCAATATAAGGTACTTCTTTAAACCTCTCAAGAGTGGCCGCAAGACAGGACATTTCAATCTCTGTGGGGAATAATATATATATTTTCCCAACCAGTTTTGCACCGGTAATAAGCGTTTCAAATTTGTAAAACATCTGCACGGCCTGGTCCTTTTCTCTATCCTTCTTTTCATCTGATATTAAGTCAGCCTGTCCAGACTTTAGATCGTCCCTTCTCGTTTGAAAATCAATTTTAACCAAATCCCAGCATGATATTTCAGATGGCACACCTGTGAATTCCTCATTTTCTTTACATACTGTTTTGAGTCGGAACCCTTTGGCCTTGCCCTCTGGTATCTGTGAACCTATCGCACATCCAAGCAAAGCTAAAGGAGGACATAATTGCTGCATCCTCCTTCTTTCGCCAACCTCGTTATATCTTGCGCCCGACGTTAAAGCCCCGCCGCTAAATAGCATATAGTAGAGTTTGTCTATTATCTTTTCATCAGTAATGTCCAAATGCTTCAAATAGTCGTACATAGCCTGACGTCTTAATATGCCCCTAAAAGCATTGCCGGAATATACCGGTACCTGCTCAGTATCGCCATCATATAGAATGTGTTCCCTTTTAAAGGTTCTGATTATACCGCCTGTTTTATCATCAAAATGGATAACTGGCGTTAAAGCCGTAACTTTAAGTGGTATTTGTATATATCTATTCAACTACAGCATCCCCCTTCTCCGTAAATGATACCTGCTTATTCATAGCCTGTTCAGTTTCAAGCTCCTTCTGCTTTTTCTCCTGTTCTTCCTTTTCTTTTTTCAGCTGTGCTTGTTCTTTACGGACCTGGTTATTCAACCTAACTTCAAGAACGAGTGGCCTTGTTTCCTCTCTGAGTATTTTGACTACAGCCTTTTTAAAAAGATCGTCCTGTTGCTGTATGTCGTTAACATCACGAAATCTTAAGGACCGTACTCCCATTTCACCACATAATCTCTCGACAAACACCTCGTATCTGTTTGTGGTTCTTGCTATTGCCGCTATCTTGTCGGCAAATTCATCCCATATACCCAATAGCCTGCTTTTGTCTGTTTTCTCCCAGTCGATCTGTCCCCACACGTTAGTTAAAGTAGAGACAGCTGCGTCCCTGATATTTTTTCTTGTTGCTTCAATTTTGATTTCTGACATTTTCCTTTTTCCTCCTTTAATTTTTCTTTTTCAATTTCCTTCAGCCTTGCCTTTTCAGCCTTTTGAGCTTCTATTTTTGCTTGCATATACTCTTGACGTTTTTCACTGTTCATTGCAAAAATGAGCAATTCATATTGTGCGGACCCTCTATATTGCTTGAATATTGCTTCATACTCCTGGAATTTTTCCAGCCCAAATTGTTCAATACCCAACATCCCATAATTGCCCGTCAATAGCTCGTCCTTGTTAAATTGAAGATACGCTATATTAAGTTTTTCGTAGACAGGTTTCAGTTTATCAACATCAAATAGGTACTCTTTGTCCTCCTGCCGAATATAGAACTGTTTGGGGTTGCTGTTTACCCGGCACCTAAAGCTATTGTGTTTTTTAAATGATGTTGTAACCCCAAATACAAAATCACTTGCTACATATTTTTCTAGGTTGAACAGGTATTCTTCCAAGTCATTCTTTTTAAGTAGATATATATTAAATTCTGTTGCTACAAAATTGTTGTACCTTAACTGCACATCTTTAATGCAGTAAGTACAGGCTTTACAGACATGGTTACTATCTATTTTTTTAAGCTCTGACCAATTTGTAAAACTTCCTGATATAACATCTTTCTCTTTTATCCCCTCTGTAATTGGTTTGCCACATATTTTACAATGTCCCTCATAAGGTTCTGCATCTACTGGTGGGCTTCCAAGAGCCTTGTATATTATCTCGGTATTTGTCATAAATTCACCCCCTTCAAATTTATTTATATTAAAGATACATTTCTAACTTGTTTATACTAAAGATACATAGAACAAAAGGCCCCGGAGAAATCCGGGGTTAGGTTGTTTAATTATACTTTTTATATATTTTTTCACTTGTAGAACATTCAAGATCGTATTTATCAATTACCGTCATAAGTTCTACAGTATCGGCAAGCACTTCTTCACGCTTAACTAACATTTCAGGCGTCATTTTATCCTTTTTAACTAATTTAGGATAACCAAACATCGTAGAGGTTGCCTTATTAGCTATAGTATTAGCTTTGATATAGTCTATTTTTACAGCTTGTTTTAAACTGTTTTTTAAGCTATTCATCATTTTTTTTTGGTGCTCTTTATCAAGCATCCTAAAAATTTGGAACCCTTCCAATCCTGATGCCAACCGCAATTCTTTGAGCATACCATAAACCCAATTTTTAAATTCTTCAGCTTTTATTTTAATTGCTGGGTTTGCACTCTGTTTAGCTGCTACAAAAATAAGTTCATAAATATCAATTTCAGAAATTATTTTTGCCTTTTGCTCGCCACCGTTTGTGAGGAGGTCCTGAGTTAGTGCCCCCTTACAATTATCGGCAATTGCTTTATGTGGTCTTGAATACATTAATGCTTTTGCAACATCATTACCTACAGCCCACCATTCGTTATTGTGCCAAACAAACCTTATATTATGTCCGTTCCATAATTCGGTTTTTACAATTTCATTCATGTATATTCCTCCTTAAAAATATTTTCTGAAAACCGGCCGGAACTTACCCGGCCTATCATCAGTTTTCAGGAGGATGGAGGCGTGTCTCACGACATGGCGCATCCAAATAAAAAAGCCCTGATATTTTTATCAGAACTTTATATTTCATTTATCCATTGTTTTACATCTTCAAATACCTGCTTATATGGCTCACCAGTTTCTATCATTTTCGGTATTTTCATACCCATAACCGATTCAAGGCACATAACATCTCTCAATTGTTTCTGCGTCATGCTGTCACGCTCTAAACCGTCCGGAATATTAAGCTTCTTCCTGGCTATATTGGTAAAGTGTTTATAATACCAGTCATAATGCTTACTACCTTGTGCCTTTGCATATTCCGTAAATAGTTTTATACCGTCTGTTTCTTCTTTTCTAACCTCTTTGCCCTCTTCACGGACGCCCAACCATTCTTCATCTTTTTCTGTTGAAATATAGTAGCCATTATGTTTTAATTTTTGTATCTTATCGTATACCCAATCATAAAATTCATCAGCTATTTTAGTTTTAGACCACCTGCATATTTCATATATACCCTTTTCGTTATACATGAATATTGTTTTTTCTTCGCTTAAAAACTTCGAGGTGGGTGTCAATTTGGCACCCACCTCTTCGATATATTTGTCAGCAAATCTTTCGTAATGCCTTTCGTGAATTCTGAGAATAGCATTTGCAGGATCTTTGTACTGCAGTGCCTTGCCTAATTGAGTTCTACTCATAAAGATGTCATTTCCATCCCTGTAAAAATCACAGGTAGTCCCAAGGAATTTACCGCTCTTAACCAATGTTAATTTCATGCTAGCACTCCTTTATTATTAAATTTTTGTATAAAAAAAAGAACCCAAGTAAGAATACTCAAGTTCTTAATTTCCAGAACTAAAAAGGCCGTGCATTTCGCACGACCTCACAATATTATTGTACCTTAAAATAAGGTGGAAAAATTACCGTTCTTTTACCGATTTTTTACCGCTATTTTTCATCCGTAAGCGTACTATCGTTTATTTCCCCATCATCTAAATAATCCTTTAGCTTTTCATAGCCTGATTCAAAAGTCTTTTGTAAAAATTCTTCAACTGTGTTTTCTGGTAGATATTGCTTGACCATTTCCGGCGCTACTGTTAAATAAAACTGTTTTACAGCCCAGGCCATTTTGTCGGGGCCGGTTTTTGCACCGAATTTTTCTTCGGCCTTTTGGAAAAGCATCCATGCCGTTTCCCTTAAATCAAGTAATGCCGCATCTTTGCCCTGCTCTTTATACTTTTTATACAACGATACCGCATACACGCCTACCAATACCAACATTACCGCCAATACCAATACTACTTTTGCATCTAACATTTTTACACCCTCCTATAAATTTATTTTTTAATATAAAAAGACATATCTCTATGCCTCGTTACACTGTAAAACCGTCTATTAATTTTTTAGTCTCTGTCCAATCGCCGCCGTAAATTACCTGTTTTGCGTAGCTTGTAAATGCCATTTTGCCCGGAATACCTACGCAGTAAACATTCTTAACAACCGAATAATCGTATGGTATATCCCCATTCAGTACCGGGCATTTTAGCTTTTCTGCTAATCCTTCAGCTAAATCCTTATACCACACATTGCCATATACTACAAGGTTTTCCACTTTCTTTTCCTCCTTTACGTCATATTTGTACAATTCATATTGTTCTATTAGCTTGATAAGGTTTTCGGTATATGTTGGGCTTGTAGCATATCCACAGACTTTTATCTGCTGGCAAGCTTCAATATATGTTTTTGATGCTCTTACAGGCTCATATCTGGTTGCAAGTAATAATTGTGCATGGTCGTAGACTGAGTCGGCCATGCTATTATATGCCCTAAAACAAGCCTTTATAGTGACATATTTGCCACCTTCCCATTCTTGCGTATCAAGTAATTGTTTATCATAGCCGCACCCTTCTGACCATTTAATACCAAACAAATTGTTTCCAGGCGCATATTTGCCCCAACCGCTCTCCAATATTGCTTGTGCTATAGTCAAGCTTGCAAAGATATTATATTTTCTATAGGCTTCTATTGCCCCGTCCTTTACAGCATTTATAAATTTTTGCTGTTCCATTATTTTGCACCTCCTACATTCCCGAATATTCACTTAGGTAACCCGAATAAGCATATACCCCTGTGTCAACCTTATATTCAAGCTCATCAACCAATGGTAACCTATATATTTTATAGCCATCAACATTTCCATGCCCATTACGTTTAATATGCTTTTTGCATATATCAGCTGTCAACTTTGGGAATCCATGTTTCTTCCTCCACTGGATATATAAAGCTACCATACCTGTTGTCAATGAAGCTCCTGCGCTTGTACCTTCTTCTGCAAACGGTTTTTGCTGGCTATTGGGTATATAGACATAGGTATATGCTAATGCGTCAACTCCTGGGCCTATGTTTGCATAGGCCGGTATCTCATTTTTGAGCATATGATATGCACTCATAATTATACCAAATCCCATATCAGCAGGATAACATGGCTTATTGCTGCTTTCATTTCCCGATGCAAAAATAAAAGGTATATCCAGTTTTGAAAGTTCTGTAAGCAACTCTTTCTTGGAATCTCGTGGACTTTCAAAGCTGCAGTTAACAACATCAATCATCCTTTTATTTTCAATAAGCCATTTTGTAGTAGCTTCAGCATTGCCAAACCAATTAAGTGCATAAATGTTAGCATCTGGACAAACTTCCCTATTCACGCTGCAGGAATTGGGTTTGTGAAATTCTGCACCACTTTTAATAGGTATACTATCATCAAGAGGACAGATAGCCTTTGTAAATGGGTGAGGTATGAAAGCATCATCCATAACTGCAATATTTATTCCTTTGCCTGTATATCCGGCTTTCTGCCAGGCTCCTATTCCCGATACGTCCCACAATTTCTTATTCTGTGTTAGCATCTTTCACATCTTCTTTCTGTTGTTTTAATTCCTGTATATCGTTTTTTACATGCTCCATATCCGTTGATATCCTTCCAACAGATGCCGCAATATTGGACAATACCCGGTCTGATTCTTCGATATGTTCATCTGACTTTTGTATATGTTCCATCAATAGGTTTTCTCTTTTTTCTGCCTGTTCAATAATATAATTTTCTCTGTCTGCTGCTCTTCCTCTTTCCTGTTCCTTTTCCTTTTTTGTGTCTTTGTAAACCCACCCTATCGCACCACAAGCCGTACTAAATACAGTTAGTGCAGCACCAATTAATGCAGCGTCAGCCATTATACCGTTGCCCTCCCCTCTATAGCCTTAATGTTTTTTTCGCCTATTCCCTCAATATTGATGAGTTCATATATCGATTTAAAAGGCTTTTTACTTCTGTACTCAATTATCTTTTGTGCCATTCCATCGCCTATCCCTGGCAGTAATTTTAACTCATCTTTCGTGGCTGTGTTTATGTTTATTTTTTCCGGTGTTTGGCTATTGCTATTTATGTTGATGTTTTGCGTTTGTATCATATGTGTACTGCCCTCATATTTCAATATAGCGTACTGATAGCCTATTATTGTGGCTGCCAATATTGCACACATAAAAATAGTCAATAGCTTATATAAATTTTTCCTGCTCATTTCACTCACCGCCACTTTCATTTCTTCTGGTAGTCCCTCAACTTTGTTGAGTAGGACATATTTGTGTTCGGTTTTATTTATGATAATGCCTTTTCTGCTTAAGCTGTAGATTAACAATGCTGCCAAGACTAAAATAACAAAAGCGGATATTAGAGTTGCATTGGTTGTTAAAAATTGCATAAAAATAACGCCCCCTTATGCCGCTAAAGATGAGGCGTTAATAATCGCAAGTATTTGAGCATACTCATCATCCGATATTAAAACAAGCGTTAATGTATTGTAGCTTTTTATGTTGTCTAAATTTTGTATTAATTGAGTCTTTGTCATTTCTCCTTCTGCTATTAAGGCTATGAATATGTCTGTAAATGCCATTATTTAAGCGCCCCCCTCCAGCATGGTAATTCTACTATCTAGCGAAGTAATGCTACTATTTATAGTACTAATGTTGCCTTGTAATGTAGTAATACTGCCGTTTATAGTCGTTATGTTTCCTTGTAATGTCGCAATATTTGTACTAAGGGTTTTGTTTTGGTCTATCAGTGCAAATATTAGCTTTATCAGGTCAGTTGAGTTGGTAGTTGATTTATAGAGGTTTAATGCAGGGTATTCAGTATCCGAAAACAACTCGTTTTCCCTTGCTAATGTTATTGCTTCAATTTCTGATTGAGTTCTAGCATCCTTCACAACAATAATTTCTACATATTCATATGTGTAGTATGTTACCTCACTTATTACCGCGCTTGTCACGTTCCTTGTGGCTTTGATAGCCCAGTAATCAGTCATATCCGTTACCGTTACTTCTGCCGGTTCCGTAGCTTCGGTCTTACGCATAATTTCAATGGTACTTGATGTTACTGCAGTTGGTTCGCTTGATGGTGGTTGTTCTGCTTCCCACTCTTCCATCGTCTTTGTGACCGTAATTGCTGTTGCTGTACCTTGTGTATTTGCGGTTATAGTACATTCGTAGGCTGTTTTAAGTTGGGCAATTAATGTGTTCGGTACAAGGACAACCTTCTCATTTTCACCTATTATTATGTTTGGATTTAAACTGCCGATTCTAAATGCATTATGACTTCTTATCTCCTGTCCTGTGTTTTTGTTTATAACAGTATATAACATCTAATCCCTCCTATCCTAAAATAGTCCACTCATAGCTCACGCCGTTTACATTACTGCTTAAATCTGTGCCTACTTCAAAGCCGTTAGTTATTATCTTTATATTTGTCGATACTGTTGTAGCGGCTCTGCCAAATGTTGTAGAATTAATTATTATCGGGTTATATGAACCTGTCACGGCTTGGAGTATAACAAGTTTAGGTGTAAAATTGGTTGTTATATCCCTACTAGCAACTCCATTGCCTGTGTAACTTCCAGCTTCAATTTTTGCCATATAAGTTCCTGCTGATATTACTCCATTTGCATCTATATCAATTGTATCCGCATCTACTTTGACATGTCCCAAAACTGTGTCGGATGCTTTTAAAGCCGCATGTGCTTCGTAATCATCCGTAACATCTTCTATCCCTTGCTCCATATGGTTGAAATTGGTTGCTATTTGTGGTGTGCCTTCTTGTGCTATAGTGCCAGGAACGGCGACTAAATCATAGACGCCGCTAGTTGCAGTTTCAACTTGCTGGAAACGCATAGGATGTTCTAATATTCTATCTTCCCATGTTGTTGGTGTGTATGCCATTTGTTCACTCCCTTTCGGACATAAAAATAACACCTAAATATGTGTCTTTATGACGCAAAATTATTCTCATAGGAAAATTATGGTATATTATGTAATTATATGTTAATGTATGGCATTTTATTGACTATTGCCTATATTTTACACATAATATACACGGAGGTGTTTGCCATGTCCAAGCTCAATAATAATAAAAAAGTTAGAATGGACATTACCATTGATCCTGAGCTTCAAGACAAGTTGATTGAAATTTGCCAAAAGGAAGATCGTTCAATGTCCAATCTAATTACCATTGCTTTGAAGCAGTACATAGCAAACTACAAAAAGGAGACGAAATAGGTCTCCTTTTTCCATGTGTATTCTATGTGTATAATTACATACTTTATACACATAATTATTCTAATACGTCTTAGATTGCCGCTAATATTTCAGTCTTTTCTGCATCAGTTAGTTTTATATATTCAGCAATAATATCCTCTTTTGTTCTATTTTCTTGTACCATTCTTGCTCTTATTGCATTGACAAATATATTTTTCTTCCAACTCAGCATATATTACACCCCCATTATGTTTGCAAGTGCTATTTCAATATCAGCAAGTCTTTGTTTTGTTGATTGCTGTACCTGTTGCTTCTCTGCATCATACTGCTGTTTAATGGCCACATATTCATTTTCAATAATTACTGTTATATCTATATTGTCAGGTATAGTTTCTTGGTTTGTAGCTAGTATACATTCACTTGAATCCATTTTATATTGCTGGCTTCCTGGTAAAAATAAATTTATATCCAACCCTTTATAATTAATTTGGCCTATGTTATTTATCAAATTATTGATTTTTAATATTTTCATATTGCACCCCCTAAAATAAAACATTATTAAAATATTTAGTTGCAGAGCTTATAATTGTTCCATCATCTTTTATTATATGATGGTAATAATATCTATTACTATTAGTTAAATAAACATCGCTACCATAAATTGAAACACCTAAAATAATTTTATCATCTACAATAATTGGCGTGTTAAAAGGGAAAGTACCGGGAGAGCTATCTATTAAATTTACATATACAAGGTCTTTAGTAAAAAATAATAATTTGCACACAGAAGAACTGTCACTACTTGTAGCAACTGCAATGACAATTCTGTTTTTTGTTTCCCATACATATCTCGGTAAATTCCCAAGTAAATCAATAGTTTTTATTAGCGTACCATTACTGTCATACACCCACATATAATTAGTATTAAAACCTCCTGAAATTAAATAATTTTTATACGCATAGTATAAACTACCATTTTTACCTGTAAAATAGTTAATCCTTGTACCTGCTTCATTATAAAATTCAAAAAAACCAGCCCCTTGGCTTACAACAATACTCCCATTATCTAATACTCCTACAATACATTCTCCAGTGGCAGACGTTGGTATATTTACTAATTTAGTAGGGTCAATATGAGTATAACTTAATACGCCATCAAGTTTAAATTTGTCTAGTCCTTGTAAGGTTCCCATCATACCACCTCAATGCCACTAATATATATGTCTATAGCACTTGCCGTACCTGCTAATCCAGCAATAATCTTTCCTGTTTCAAGTATAGAGTGCAGTTCAATAATGTAAGTATCATTCTTTGTAACTGTTTTTCCGCATACTATATTTGCTCCATCAAACATTATAGTTGCTGTCGCATCCGTAGCAGTTTTGTTGCAAATGGTAATTTCTTTTACAATAGTGGCTGTTGAAGCTGGAACGGTATAAAGTGTAGCTGAAGAAGTTCCCAATGTGCCTTTGTATAAATTTTTCAATGTATCTGCCATGTTTTACACCCCCATATACATCCTTATTCTTGTTTTCTGAAATTCTGCTGTTACTGTATTGAATTGTTGCACATTTTCTGCCTTATGCGTCGCTAAATCATCCGTTACCTGCTTAATTCCTTGCTCTGCATGGTTCAAGTTTACTGCGCTTGTGCTAGTACCTACCTGTGATACGGTACCAGGTACAGCAACCAAATCATATATTCCGCTACCTGGTATTGTTTCATCTAACCTAACCCGCCTTGGATATTGTACTATTCTCGCTTGATATGTTATTGGCGTATATGCCATTATTACACCTCCAATGCTGTTATTTTAAAGTCAAAAGACTTGTACCATGGCTTACCTGCCGGTTTTACAAAGTCCATGGTTTCCTGTGCAAATATATTGCTGTCGCTGTCGATAAGCTTTACAAGTGTTATTGTCTTAGCTGTCGCTTCTGAGACAATGTTCAAAGATACTCTGATAGTCGTACCATCTACAACTATGTTGCTGAAAATTGGTACCGTCTCTTCTATGCTGTCAATAGTCACTTTAAAAGTACTGAACGTTGCTTTAACTGCATTTGCAATCTTTAATATTCCTGCTGTTGTAATATCAACCATTTATTCACACCCCCTATAAAGTTGGTATGCCATAGTCAGGCCACATACCGCAATGAAATTGCCCTGCATAAGGTACAAGGTAGGCAGTGTCCAAACTCGATGTTTCAAATTGTATTTGCTTTGTCCCTCTACTCCATGCTGATAATGCTATTCCTGCGGCGACAACACTCTCCATAAACTCTAAGAAGAATTTAAAGGTTAATCCCTCTGTATCTGGGTTGTATGTCGTTTCAATTGTTTCAAGTTGTACTAAAAAACTGTCGGGAAATTCATCTGCATACGCCATGTCTGCATATGGTGCGACTATATTAGTAGTTATTTTACCCCCTATGGCTTCAAACGCATCCTGCGGTGCAGACAAAACAACATGCGCCGGTTCTGCATCGGGTTTTATGTCCTTTAAATTTTTTACGTAAATATCCGTATAATCAATGTTTAACAATGTGGCTGCAATCTCAATAATTGTGTTTACGTCGCCCTTGCTTATATTCTGCTGTATTTTAGTCTTAAGCAATAGTCTATAGGTTCTATCGTCCAGTCCATTTCTTGTTTGATTAACGTTAACCCCTATCCTGTCAAGTGTTGCACCTTCGGCTGAATCAATGTCCCGATATAGTAAAATCTTTTTATAAACTTCCTTTAATTCTTCCATCTGCTCAGTTATTATGTTTAAAAGCTTTGCATTGTTGCTTGTTACTTCGCTATTTAGGACGGATGGTAGCTTGGATAGCATCTTTTCAAAATAACCCACTACGCAATCACCACCTTAGTTGAATCTGTACGTGCAATCTGCAGGTTGGTTATCGCTATATTTGCAGCAGTATATGTTGTTCCATCTGTGCTCAATGTCAGTGTTATATCTGTTATACCTGATATTGTCATTGCCGCTGATATACATTTAGCCCAAATCACATCATCATCAATACCTAATCCGTTATACTCTGCGGCATCTGCGTCCTGACCACCGATGTACGTTATTATGGCTGTTTTAACCTGTGCGTTGCCATCTGAAGGAAAACTACTATTAGTAGTCAACGTGACATTTACCCATATGCTAATCTCTGTCGGCCTTGTAAAACCTATTATTTCAATATTACCTGATAAATCTGTAGCTGATACTTCTGTGGTTCCATAACTTTGTATGCCTGCAGCTTTTGTGCTTAAAATTGCATCTGCAATATTTGCATCTGTACCGCCTAACACTATAGGTGCTATTGACTTTGCGGGTATGCCGCCAACTGTACCATTTGTATAATTAACCCTTACTATTGCATCCCTAACGCCTGTAAGTTGAAGTAATGTTGCTCGGATAGAATCTGCTGTGCTTGCGCCTGCCTTTAATGCAGAATACCTATCCCTTAATTCCTCGTCGGTTTCCTCGTCATAGCCGCCTGTTGTTGTACTTGCATTTGTTATTGCTGTTACTCCTGTGGTTGGGTTTACAATCACCGTTATGGTACCTGCAGGCACATTTGTATTTGCTCCACCGTTTACGGCCTCTATATTGGCTGTTGCTGTACCGCTTGCTATCGTAAATGCCTCAATTGTTGCAAATTGTATGCCCCCTGTTGTAGCACCTAAAAAGCCTGCCGCAACTACAGTGCCGTTTGTACCTGTTATTGTTATTTGCCCTGTAGCCTTTTCAGCCTTTCGACGTGTCAATGATTGATACTTTACAGCTTTGTTGAGTGACTCCCCCTCTCCTGTATCTACATATCCAGAATTGTATACATCTTCCGCAAGTTCCCATAATCCTGGGTCCTCTGTATCGCCTGAAGCTAAAAAATAAGCTGTGAGTTGTATAAACATTCCTAAAGGGGAGGTATTTTCGAGGTTAACGTCATTACCATATAAACTTTTCGCTCTTGCTTGCATTTCTTCTATTACTGTTTCATATGTTTTCCGATTAAAACCAGTCGTAAGCAGTCCATAACTCATACCGTTATCACCTCGTTTCCAACCTTAACTGTGTTGCCATCATCCATAGCAAGTTCAAAACTTATTGTCAGCTTTCTTGTACTGTTATTAAAATTAAGCACTAGACTGTCAACTTTGGTTATTCTTGTCTCTTGCTGAAACGTCCGCAATATTTCGGCCCTTATCCTAGATAAGTCAGGGTTTTTGACTTGAAGATACTTATACGCAAGCCCGTACAGGGTATTTAAAAACCACTCACCTTTATTAGTTGACATTCGCGTCTTTACAGCTTGTGCCTGTTCGTCTTTATCTTCTACCAATACAATGCTGTTTTGCCCGTCAAATGTTATGTCTCCAGTATCATCAATCTTAAAAGTATACATTTTTTAAATCAGCCTCCCAGGTAGCCAATGATTACAGCATCTTCGAGTGCATGTTTACGGCTGTACTTTGGATCTACTGTTGAATTACCTTGTACCATATCCATGGCCCTCTCCATAAAAATAACCAGGACAATATCTCCTGGTTCATAATAGGGTGTTTCAATTGTTATAATATCGCCGCTTTTCCTTTTCTGTCGTAGCACTGGTACATTTTCAATCGGTGGTCTATCAATAGCTTGTTGGTCTTTAAACTTTACCTTAAAAAGTGGTACTATCTTTGCTGTAAACGTCACCTCATTAAAACTTTCAATCCTGCATGGCATAGTTGTATGAATTTCTGTTACTCTGCCTTCTATAACTTTTCTAAAATACTTTTCTGCTTCACTCATACCGCTATCACCTCTGTGTAAGTTATAAAGTCACTGTCAGTTTTTTGGTGATACCCTTTGTTCACTCTAAAAAGGCCATTAGCCGTCCTTGACTCAATTTGAAATATGCTATCTGTCCTTACCCTATGATTTAATAGGCATTTAACCGAATAATCAGCGGTATCAACCCCATCTGTAGACTGTTTATCTATTTTGGATGGCGACTCTATCAAACCTGTATCACTGTTTAAAACAAATCCAATATCATTCCCTGTGCCGTCAGGTCTAACTATTACTGCACCGTTTGTAATGTAAATTTTTGAACTACAATCATTTATCACAATGTCCCTTATTGCGTTTCTAAGGCTTCCAGAAACAATTTTGCCACTTAGATATGTAATATCATTACTCAATTGGAAATAGCCTATTTCAAGCCCTACAGTGCCTAATAAGTCCTTTATAATGTAAGAAGCTTTAGTACCTGCTGTATATGACTTGCTTATGTTCGTATTTAAATAGCTTTCTGAAGCTTCATAAGCACTTATCTTTAGTGTCCTATCAGGAAAATTGACTTTTAGTTCAGCCTTTTCAATAGCTCCGGCGAATATTGTCCCGACATCGTCCTTATATCCGGCGTTTAGAATTATGTCCTGTCCCTTCTCAATTTTGCTTATTGTGTCGTTGGTTAGGTTTAATATCTCAATTTCTCCCTCGTTTGGGTCTTCGTCATAATCGAAATTTGTCTTAAAATTTATTGTATAGTTGGGTTCGGCAAACTTTATACCTGCAACTAATACTTCTGTCTGCCTTATAAAAAGTTTAGGCATGTTATATCACCCCTATTTTTAGGCATTAAAAAAGCACCCTGTTAAGAGTGCTCTTGACCGAAATTAAGTCAAACATTTTATTTAATTGATATATTGCTACCAAATTATCAGCATCTAATGTTATATTTTTGCATAAACTGGTGTTTTTCTGCAAAACTTAAATTCTCAAAATGTTTTGTTTTTATATAATCGCTCGCAACTCTCCAAGCTTCAAAAAAATCCAGTTTTAAAAAGACAACTCTTGATACTTCAATCCCAAGATCATCTTTAAATTTTTTCTCTGCTTCTTCCATAGTTAATTCACATTCGGATATAATAACAGCCTCTCTTTTGGGTTGATGCTTTTCTTTTATAATATTTGTTTTGCCATCTAGATAAGGTATTATAGATTCGTCAATAATGCCAATAATTTTTATCATCTTATAACACCTCTTTTACTATGTGCCATAATAAACCACACAATTCAACATCATTATTAACAATAGAGTTTGGAATAAAAATATTCTTTTTTAATACAATAGTTTTCAGTTGTGCTACTGTTAAAAATTCCAATTCATCAATTTTAAGCAAATCTTTAACTTGCATCCTCTGTTCGTCTGTTAGTTCTTGCAATTGTTCTCTGGTTATTTTCGGTTCGTTGTTTTCTGCTCTTTGGGTTGTAATTAAACCACCCAATCTATTTATTTTTGTGTTCAAAGCGTTCATATATTCATCGTGGGCCATTTCCTTTACTTTCTCAATTGTAACATCGTTCATATTAATACCGCCTTTCGTATTTGCCTTGTTTAATATTTATAGCAGGGGGCAAGGCAGCCCCCGTCATGAATAATCTATACGCCTACAGAATATCATCAAGCTACATATATATTATACCATATTTAGGCATTTAAATCATCCTCAGTTATAATATATAGAAATACAGTAACCCCTAGATTATCAAAGGTTACGCGCGTTTCCTTGTGTGGAAGATCATACGGCATAATTATCATTTTGGGATAATCAGATGTCTTTGGTATTATAGTTGTTATACCGTCAGTTGTTTTAGATGTAACATCAAACATAGGCCTGCCAATTACTATTTTTTCACCATATACAAGCAATTTCCCTTGCTTGTATAAATCAACTGTGAAGTAGTCAAACGCATTGTTGTACTTTACATCAAATGTATAAGTATTGCCATCTAGTTTTATATCAAATTGATATGGTATTTTTGATGTGTCTATGTCAATATAGTCCATATCTTCAGCTGCCACTCAAAATATGGGCAAATATACCCATATTGAGAAAATTCCTTTTTCAACGTGTTCTGCCTTGGATAAATCTTACTGATAAATCCTACTACAGTTTTATTCAACACTCCAAAGGCTTAAATTCCCGTGTAGCCCACGGTACATACATACATTAGCTTGATTATGCTATTTTGTATGTTTTTGCATTAGCAAGATTAATTGAAGCATTTTTGTCTCTATCAATTATGCAACCACATTCTTTACATACATAAGTTCTATCTGATAACTTCAATGTAGTGTTTATTGCTCCACATTCGCTGCATGTTTTACTTGACGGGTAGAATCTATCAACAATTCTCAATTCTATTCCATTGAGCATACATTTATATTGAAGTTTTGTCCTAAATGTACTAAAACCCTGCTGTGCAATTGCTCTTGCTAAATGCCTATTCTTCATCATTCCTCTAACATTTAAATCTTCTATTGTTATAAATGAAGGTTTGGTTTTCACTATATTATTTATAACCTGATTAACATAATTCTCTCTAATGTTAGCAAGTTTTTGATGAAGTTTTTGTACCTGTACTACTTGTTTTCGGATATTTTGCCTAGTAGCAATTCCTCCTTCTTTTTTAATATTTTTATTTCTTACTTTTAAACTCTCATATTCCCTTGAAAGTTTTCTCTGTTCTCGTTTTAATTTCTTTTCTAATTTTCTAACTTTTTTTGTTTTATTTATATTTTTATATGGTTTTTCTATAGTTGAACATATAGCTAAATCTTTTATTCCTAGGTCTATACCTATTCCTTGATTGGTATTATTATTTTGAATTTGAATATCTTCATCTACTAAAACTGAAACATAATATCTTCCTGCTTTCTGTGATATTGTGCCACTTGTAATATTATCTTTGACCGGTATATATCCAAATTCTTTTAATTTTACCCATCCAATAGTAGGTATCTTTATTCTGTGTCTTTCCACAGTCCAATCAGTTTTATTATTTTTAGGGAAATACGCTTTTACATCTTGATTTTTCTTTTTCTTAAATTTTGGAAACCTACTTTGTTTCTTAAAAAATCTCTTAAAAGCTTTTTCTCCATTCATAATAGATTGTTTAACTGCTTTACTCGACACTTCTTTAATCCAACTATATTCAGAATTATTAGGAATAAACTCATTATTCAGCCATTTAGAAAAATCCATACCTGAAACAAATCGTTTTTCTTTTTCATAAACTTTTTTATTGTGTCCAAGATAGAAATTATAGATAAACCTACATACACCTATTGTTTGATTAATCCTCTGAATTTGCTCAGAGGATGGATTTATTTCTGTTTTGTAAGCTCTGAGCAAATTTCTTTCCTCCCTTTATTAAATTGTTGTAAATGCTCATCAGTATAGTATCTTCTATTAGTCGGAGTTCTAAAGGCAATTAATTTTCCTTCTCTGTCCCAACGCTGGAGTGTTCTTACGGATATTCCTATCATTTTGGCAAATTCTTTTGGTTTATAATTACTCATATGCGTCCCTCCCTGAGTATATATTACCACATATGAGCATATTTGTCTATGCTTTTGATAATTAAAGCTTCCTCCTATCTATTTCCACTATTCCATGCGACATCATTTTGACTCTCTGTTTTCTTTGTAGCATTATATTTTAATGCTAATTCTGCCTGTTTTGCAGTATTTGCTATTTTTGCAGTTTGTTTGCCCGTACTTTTCTTTGGTCTTGCTGGTATAGGAACATTTGTAAGGTCAACAAATTCAAGTTCTGCTATTCTTATCTGTTTGAGTTTAAGGCTGAATTTAAAGCCATTGCCTATATCTTTGCTTTTAGGTATGCCCGAACTTGCAATAACCATGTTAAAATAAGTGTTTCGCCCTACATAGGTTAATATTGTACCTTCATCCCTAAACTTTATGAGTTTATCTTCTTTCTCCTGTGCGTCTGCCCCTATTATTTCACCGCTTAACGATAGTTCAAGCGGTTGCGGCTTTACATGATCGGCTATATTTACGCCCTTTTCAACAGGATTATCGGTTATTTGATTGTCTCTCGATGGTTCCTCATTCTCTACAACTGATAGTTCGATTCCATCATCATCACTCATTAACATTGCCCTCGGCATATTATCGCCCCTTTATTTTTAGGCATCAAAAAAGCACTCTTGAAAACAAAGTGCTTCTTAAAATAATTATTTCTTTAATAATACCGGATGTATAAATACATGGTCTGCAAACTTAGGCACATTAGAAAATGTTATGTTATCCCAAACAATCTTTTTTAAATTTTCTTTGCTGATTGACACATTATACACCATGTTATCAGACTCTTTTCCATATTGATCCTGCAAGATCATATATTCGGCAACAAGTATGTTTTTGTAATCAAAGTCCTTTTGTGCTAATGCTTTTAATACTTTAAATATATCGTCATTCATTTCACTTATTATCATGCTATTTGTAAAACTGTCATTAGCATTAAGGTTTAGGAATATTTCTCCATCACCTATAGAAACATCATGCAACTTTGGTTTCTTTTGGTTCGTCGTTTCGCCAATATCATATTTTACTGTATACTCCAAAAATCCTTTTAAATCTGTCGGTGCCGCCGGCTTTGTTGGCTTCGGTGTTGCTGATGCTATGGTAGCTTTTGAGTTAGATGTTGCATTGTTTGCAGAGCTTTTTTTGTCGCTGCTACTTAAAATTGAGATCCCGATTATTAATGCAATACATGCAAAAATTAACCAGAAACAAATTACAGCAATTGTTTTCTTACCGCTTTTTTTATGAGGTAATTTAGTATTCACCTTGTCGTTGCTTTGATCAACTAATTGACCGCATTTACTGCAAAATTTGTCTCCTTCTTTATACTCAGTGCCACATTTTTTACAGACCATAAAATCCCTCCTAAAATATCCTTTAGGCATATTATACATCTATGGTATTTATCATACAATATGCCTAAATATTACCGTTCTGCTGGCATTGGAGTCTTTACGCTTAATTTATAGAAGTAATCCTCCAGCATCTGGTATAATTCTTCACCTAAGACTTTCTTAACTTCTTGTGCTACTTCTGTCGGTTGCCCTGCACCGCTAACGCTGATACTTATAGGCGCCATTTGAAAAACAGGAGAACTGTTTGTATTGTTGTTTGTTGCACTCAATATTTGCTGTGTTTGTTTGTTAGGGATAACTGTTGCCCCTGGGGTATCGGTAATTATTTCCGGGCCGTTTTCACCGGTTAAATATGCGCCTGAACCAAGTATAGTACCTCCTGTTGCAGCCCCTCTGATACCGATTGTTTGTGCTAATCCAGTACCCATTATGTCAGTGTTTTGCGTCGGTACGATACTTGTACTTTCCGTCATGCCATGATCTATCTGCTTACCTGGAGATACCTTTTCCTCCAACCTAGAAATAAGAGGTATTTCAACGCCTGGTATTTTATTTAATTTGTTAATAAGCCAATCAATTTTGTCGATAACAAAGTTTACACCTATCGTAAAATTATTTTTTATGCTCTCCCATGCGCTGCTTAAATGTGCTGATACTGTATCCCAGTTTTGGTAAAGAGCTATTCCTGCGACTACTGCAAGCCCTATTAGTCCGACGACTAACCCTATAGGATTACTCATTAGTGCTGCGTTTAAACCTTCCTGCGCTAATGTTTGGGCGAATGTTGAAGCCTCCCACGTTTCCATTAGTCCCGTTACTATACCAATTACCTCCATAGCAGTTATATCAAACACTACACCAGCCAAAATTGGCCCAAACACATTGAAGTTGTCCGATACAAACCCTACGGCATCCTTTAACCCATCAAAAGCACCTTTTACTATATCTATAGCTTCTGCCGTATTGGGGCCAAATGCTTCTCCAATAACTTTTTTTAGCGATCCAAATAAATCCCCTGTCTGTTGATAGGTGTCTGAAAACTCCTGTGTTTTGTTTATTAGCCCTGGCAATGTATTATTTGTCAAATCGTCAAATAGAGGTTTCATTACTTTGCCTAAAGCCATTTGCGTATTGTCTTTAAGTGTTGACATCAAGCCAGAGAATGATTTTGACTGTTTGTCCATAGCATTAGGGAAACGGTCTTCCATTCCGGAAATTAGTGCATCCAAAGATTCATTCACAGGGAGTATACCTTTTGAAGCAAATTCTGTTGCCTGTGCTGTACTTATGCCAAATTTATCCGCTAATATCTGTATAGCAGGTATTCCGGTTTCTGTAAGTTGGCGAATCTCTTCCCCAGAAATTTTCCCTTTTGCTTTCATCTGGCCAAGAGCAAGCGAAATTCTATCTACCCCTGCCGAACCTAACGATAATCCGCTTGCTGCATCTCCAATATTTGTTAATATTCCAGGTATCTTATCAGCTTCAAAGCCAAATGCAAGCATTTTCTTAGCTGATGTTGCAAGTTCTGGAAACTCAAAAGGCGTTTTTGCAGCCATTGTTTGTAGTGTACTCAGCATACTTTTTGCTTTATCCGTACTCCCTAGCATACTTTCAAAGGCTATTTGATTCTGTTGCATAGTGCTGTCAAATTCCCATCCCCATTTTATCCCTGTTTGGAAGGTATCTTTAATCATGCTACCTATGCTCATGCCCGTAAAAATGCCTAATCCTGCTTTTATAGCTGAGCCAAACCCACCAAACCCCGTTTTGGCCTTACTCCCAAGCCCTTGCGTCTCTTTGCCAAGTTTATTAACTTTTCCGGTTAAATCATCTGTTGCCTGGTCCGCTTGTTTTATCGGTCCGTTTGATATCTGCCATCCTAATTTCCAAGTCAACTCACGTGCTGTTGCCATCTGCTCACCTGCCTTTCTCCGGGTGTATAGCTTTATTCACCCGTTCAACGTAAATATCAAAGGCGGCATTAGCTTCCTCTAAATATTCTAAATCTGTAAGATCGAATCCTAATTCAGAGGGAGCAATACCGCCTTCAAAGACAAGTCGCCAAAACTTGTTATAATTTCGCATTGCCTTCGCTTTTATATGTTCGGTTGTTTTTGGATTAGCTTCTAAGAAAAGATTCTATCTCGCCAATTAGCGTCTCCAAATCTCCTATGTTTTCAAAGTCATCCATTTTCAGCCCTTGGGGATCTACAACAATATTTTCCAGTAGGCTATTAAAATATTTAGCCTGTTGCAGAACGCCATAACGATTTTTGCAATTGTCATTATTTTCTACATACCATTTTGTTTTAGGACGCTGTAAAAGATAGTCTTTGCCTCCAACTGTAATTGTTTTCTGTTTCTCTGCCATTGTATTTTATCTCCCTTCTATTCAACCGCATAATCGGCAACATATATTACAAACTCCCTGGTAGTTACTTCATTGCTGAATTCCGCATCCGACGGTTTCATAATCCTACACTCTGTGCCGCCATATGTTAGCCCCGAATTACGGTCAATAACATAAGTCGGATAAACGTCTTTTACGTCCGCTTGTTCCATTAAAAAAGAATACGACGCACTCGTATTCTGTATTGTTACCGTTATCTTGCCTGTCGGATCGTTTGTTTCTCCGAAACTTACTTCTCCTTGTGCGCCCACATAAGGCTTTATGCTATCTTCGTTTTTCTCACATTTTACAAATGTGCCTTCACCGAATCCGGTTATAATCGTTCCGTCAACTTTTACTTTTACATCCTTGCTATCAAATACTTTTGTAGTAGACATTTATATCCCCCCCCTTAAACAGTTACTACGCCGTTGATGGTTATATCCTCTATAGCCCCGGCAACTGTATATGTGAACTTTACATCCGGCAAATGCCTGGTTGCCCTATCTGTTGATGATATATCTTTCCTATTCGGTGCGCTTGCGCTATACATACCGTTTCCGTTTTCGTCTGTCGCAATTATGCCGTTTACCCATGCTTGTTTGAGAACTTTTAATACTGTGCTTAATACAATTGCTATGCCGGTATTGTCATAAGGTATTTTGGGGAGGGAAAATAATTCAAGACTCACTTGTTCGGTTATGTTTGTTTCAACCCAATCCTGCCCTATGAGTGTATCAATATACTCAGACGGTGATAATGTTGTCAAACCGGCTGAAGTCTGCAATACTCCGAATTTCTTTACGTAGGTATTCACGTGGTGGCTGTGCAATTCTAACACTCTGCTGTCTGAAACGGTTGCTGCACTAATGCCAACTAAAGTCTTAAACTTCCATGTAATTTCTCCAGGTGTTGTAGGTGCGCCCACTCCTACCCATGCGGCATCTGGGTATTCAGTGTCTTTGTCAGTGTATATTAATATTGTGTTTTCTGAATTTATAGTTTCAAAATCTATCATGTTATCATCTTTAGTTACTGCAAAGTATTTCTTCTTTTGTGTTGCTGTCCATGCTGACAGGGCAACTATTTCATTGTATCCGTGTTGGTCACATAGCAGATAATACCAATCGTTTTGGGTGTTTATTAATGTGTTCAACGCTGTTACTAGTACCGCTGCGCTTGAACCGTTTACCCCGCCCGCTAATGCCGTAGCCGCTAACGCTGTAACCAACCCTGTACCGTCGTTATCAGTAGCATATTCAACCTTTACAAGTGCGGCTGCAGCTGTAGCCCCTTCTATTGCTGTCTTAACATCACTTGCTTTAGCTGTTATGGCAGAACCGGCGTAAGATAAAGTAACATTTATAATGTATGGGTCTGCCGATGTACCTGTCCCGGTCACTGCTGCTGTTGTCGCTTCAGTTGTAGTTGCAGGATCTGTATATTTAATCTGGATATAAGTCCCTGCTAACCCTGCCACCTTTGATGTATATTTTAAATTACTGTTTGCAGCCACTATAGTTGTCGTTAATGTTGCCCTCGCCATTGCTATAGCTGTGTAAGATACTCCTAATATTGCTATTTTCTCAGGCCGTGGGTTTTGAGAAAACAATCTGCTTGCCATTGTATATGCAGATGTTGCGGTCGCATAGTCGGCTACAACATCTGCAAGTTCAGAGTATTCAGTATATTCATTGTTTTTATCTGTTGCTAAAATTAAGGGTAGTCCAAAACCCGCTGTAGATAATGGTGACGTTTGCCTTGTTATATTGACAATTACATCTTTTATCAATTTGACTCACTCCTTTTCGTAAAATAAAAAAGCGCTATTATTTGCGCTTTAAATCCACTGTTTCAATCGTTGATATTCTATTTTCAAGTTCACTTAAAACTCTAATTTTTACATCAAAGCCTTTACGCCTCTCATAGTCATTTATTAAAAGCGTATCTCTTTCCTGCACTTGAGTAGTTTCAATAATGACAATCTCCTTATCGTCAAGGTAGTCAAGACCATAAAATTTAAACCAGCTCAAGGCTTGTAATGCTAATTCTTCTGCTTCGTCTAACTCGCAACTATATGCAGTCATTGAAATTGTTATAGTTGGCTGTTCGCTACGTATTTCTATTATGTCATATTCCCAATCAGGGTCTGTACTTGCAACTGCCATATATGTTTCATTTCCATGTGGTGACTCAGGCGTATATGGGTTTATTATGTTGAACGTCATAAATGGGTATTTAGGCTTAGGGTGGTTATCATCCATAACTATAACCTTATGGCCTAAAAAAGTAGTTAATTCGCTTATTATATCATCCCTTATTTGTGCATAGTCAATCACACGGTTTCACCAACTCTCTCAATACGGTAAATTTTTAGTTCTGCCCCATACACTGAATAGTCTTTACCACCATGTACTGTATACCTTTTCCCCTCATCAGTTAACATTTCTTGTCCATCCGTAAAATGCTCATAAGCATACATTTTTAAAGCATCTTCAGAATAAGTGCCTCCATCGTCAAATGTTAAACTTTTTACATCGGATGATATCACAGGTAAAATAACACCCTCAAATGGTGTCTGCACTTCTGTCCCATCTGCCACCCATTTACCATTATTGCCGTAATCACCTCCTTGAGTTATTTTTGTATGTGTTTTCATTAATCCTAATGGAATTGTTGCTGTTGGAAACATGTTATATCACCTGCCTTTAAATAACTTTAAAGGTTATCGAATTTCTAAGTCTACCAGTATTTATTAATGGATTATTAAATCCTTTCATCGACTGTGTTAAAGATGAGTTTGGTGGACTTTTTAAATCAGTCATATATTTTTTAATCAAACTTGTACAATATGCACCTAATTCTTCGTAAAACGTTGATACAGGTAATTGAAAGTTAAATATTTGTGATAAGCTTCTATCAACATAATTCTCGATTTTTGACATGTTTGCATCAAAACTAGCTCGTATAAATGAACGTTCTGGAATATTTACACTTTGTACAAGCACAAATAAAACTTCAAACCGTTCCACTCCGTTTCTTTTTCTTTTGTTTTGTACGAGGAACTTTTCATCTCCAACTTTTATAAACTCAAGGTTAGAAAAATCTCTTGGCCTTTTGCCCTTACTTTTCCTGCTTACAGGTATTGCAAGGTTTTTGGCGTTTTTAGGGGTGATAGTCAGTCCAAACTCATTTGCATAAGCTATTTCAACTAAAAAAGAGTCCACACCACCGAAAACTCCTATTAATAATTTCTTTGAGTTTAGTTCATTGATTATGTTCAATAGCTCAGGAACATTCGTCTTATCTGTTATTTTTACTGCCATAATTTATACTATCCTTGCTATATATTTGTCCATAATTTCTTTATACTGTTGTTTTAGTTCATTATCCCATTGCCACTCTACATCAGATATTTTAAAAGATTTTAGTCCTTGACTCCCATATTTTGAATAATCACTTGCAATAATACCTATCAATAATTCCTCTATGTCATATGGCAAGGTTCGTGGTTCCTCATCTGTTGCATCTTTGGGTAGTATATACCCTGCATCGTAATCAACCTCAATATTTCTGCGGGCATTTAACGGCTCTCCTACAAGTCCAGTCAAATACCCATCCCAAGGCCATCCATCCTCTTTAAATATCATGCCAGCTTTTTTATCTTTTGTGGAAGTTTCATATGATGTATTATCCAATAATCCACCATCAATTTTTATGCTATTGACGATGATTATGGGCCACTGATTGAGCAAAAGATATTGTCTGCTATTACCACAATACTTCTCAATATAGTTATCTTTACTTAATTTGCGGCCTAATCTGCCCTCAAGCCACTCCGAGTACGAATTTATTTTTCTCTCAAGAAATTCATCCTTGCTATTGTCAAATTTATTATATTGGTATTGCGTTGTTTTTATTGTGCCTGTCCTTGCACTTGCAAATGTTATTTCACCATTTTTATAGTCATAGGCACTTATTAGTGCTGTTACATTTGTTGTCGTAGCACCTACTGTTTCGGTTACGCTCACTATCGAATCAGATACTATGTTTTTCTTTGCAAATAAAAAAGTGAGGTGGTCCCCACTATCTGTCAAAGTCTCATTTGTTGCTGTGACTGTGCTATATAGTTTTAACTCATATTTTAGTGTTTCTAATGTGGTTAATGCGTTGTCTTCCAGCATATTATCACCCGCCTAATTTATTTCTTAAATTCACTTAAATAAAAAAGACCACATAAACGTGGCCTAAATTTTGCATTTGTATTTATAAGATATTTGAACTTTATTCATAATTACCCCCTATCTATGCGTGGTTTTATTAATCCTTTGCGTACCTTGCCATTTCAATGCCATGATTAGGCATTATTTTCACCATTCTTAACCTCAATCCATTCATAAATATAGGTACCATCGTCATTATTTTTCTTCACTCGTTCATATGTCATGAGAATAACTTTTGCATCTGACTTGCTATATGTTATTGTTGGTATTGTAAGTTTACTTTGGGAATGATACTTCCCATTAAAGCACTTTTCGCATGGGCATAGACCATCTTCTCTGTGCTGTGTCATGTCCTTGCATAGCTGCCTATATCTATCTGCTATGATAAATTCCAGTTCTTTTGTCATGCTCCGATTTTCTGCCTTTGCTACATCCTTGAGCTTGTTCTTAATTTCTTCGCTTACTATAAAGTCTAACCGTGGCATAATATCTTCTCCTTCTGTCTTAAAGTCTGTATCTGCAATTAATTTCATTTTTGCTATTGTTTCATCCATCATTTCTTTTTCGCCAAGGTCTTCAACTTTAAAGCAACCAACTATTTCTTCCCAAGGTACATGAACCTTATTTGATATTTGCTGTGCCAGTCGCTCAATAGCGGTTAAATTTATTAACTCTTCTGCAGTCAATTCCCTCATCGGTATTTTCTTTATGTACTGTATGTTTTCCTGCCATTGGGTTGTCTTGTAATTCACAAAATCTTCGTAAATTACATTACCCTCTACGTCTTTTAATATGCAGTCTGCCCAATGTGGACCAAGTTCTCCATGATTAGTATAGCAAGCTGTATATTTTCTATTCGTTATTTGTTCGCATTTTCTTTGTTTATCATGTCCCAATGTGTCCATTCCCATAATATCATCTCCTTATCTCCTTATCTATATTATACAGAATTATTCTGTATAATTCAATGATAATATGAGAAACAGGTTGTTTATGGCACAGCCTGCAAAGCCTTTACTCAGTTATTTCTTTGTTACTTTTTTATGGTATTTTTGCTGCTTTTATTTTTGCCTTTTTCTGGTTCAATCATCTTATTGTCAATCTTATCTGTAAACTTTTCTTTTTTGCAAATACATTGGTCATATGGCCGTTGACAGTTACTGCAATGCAATTAGATCACTCCTTTACAGAGCAGGATCATTGTTGCTGTCACCAAGGGCAACCGCTACTGCGACTGGAATTTTAGGTGATGTACCCGCTGTTAATGCAACAGTTACAACTACTCTTATATATCTCTTTAGTCCTGCAAGGTCAAAATCTTTTGCAGAATAGGCATTGTCTGCTGTTAAGGCAGATATCGTTGCACCGGTTACATCTTCCATCCCTGAGCCATCCGAAGCGTCGCTTTCTTGCAATTTAAGGGTGACCGACTGTGCTGTAGGCTCGCCGGAAGCTGCGCCAACTGATAAAAGTATATTGCCGGTTAGATATATCCCAGCTGCCTGTGTATAGGCTGTATATGCTGTAATTCCTGACGGTTGTGCAGGAAGTGCGCCATATCTATCAATTACAATTCCATTTGTAGCACCTGCTGCCAATGCGGCAGCGTTTATGCCTGGTACATGTTTAACTCGTTCGTACATCCTTCTTATTGACATTTATATTACCATCCTTTCGATTTAAAATAGATAGGGTGGGTTTATGGCCACCCTATGATTATTTAGTGTAGTAGCTGTATACAAGGAATGCAGGAGCATGTCTTACACCCATATCATGTTTAGACAATATTTTGATTACAGTTTGATCATTTGTAAATGCAGATACAATGTTATTGTTTTCATCCGTATATGCCGCTTCTGTAGATGCGGATAATTCAAAGGCAACTTCTTCGCCAAGTATGAACTCTGACCAATCGCCAAGGAATATATCAGTTATACCATGGTCATCAGCCCCTATTGGAATCTGTTCCGTTGTAAGGTATGGGAATCCAAGTAATTTGCCTGTATTCATTTCTTCCCTATAGATATAAGCGCCTGTGGTCGTCTTTAAATTCTTTAATGCACCCTCCATAATGGAGTTAAAGGCCCATCCCATGCTCACCATAGGGATATTATTATGTTTCAAGGCAGATACCATAGTAACCGGATCATCCTGATCAATTTTGGCGGATGCGGAATTTGACAAAATATTTTTAGTGTATTTTATTCCAAGCGGAGTGTACTGAGTCCCAGGTCCGTATAATCCCATGTAGTCCATTTTTAATCTTGTGGACCTTAACATATCGTCCCTTATTAATGCATCCGCTGAAACACTTGCATTTCTTATCAAATCATTAGAAGTCGGTACGAGCACAAAAAGTTTCTTTGAACGCAAATTTAATGCGTCAAACTTCTGCTGTGACTTAGGTGCTGGACGGTTTTCGCCTTCATAGTATGCTGTTGAACCTTGGGACAGCCTAGGAATTGTCAAGTTTGCATTTGTCATATCAACTCTTCTGCCGCCCAATTCCATAACTACAGTTTTAGCATATAAGAGTGGAATTACTTCCTGCGCTAAAACTTCGGGAACTAAAAAACCCCCATCACTGGGGATTGTCGTACCTAATGCTTTTCCTATTTGTTCATGTAACACTAAATCGTCGGGGTACATTGCCTTTGCTCTGTTTACATCTTTGCCAGTTGTGCCTTTTGCTATTGCAAGTGCTTTTTCCATATCACCTTTTGCAATTACGTTTAATTTTGCACATCTAGCGAATCTAATACCAGGTTCAAGCTTTTCTCCCTTGTCTTCTGCTTTGGGCTGCGGGTTATTGAATATATCCGCGTATTTACGCTGTGTTTCGAGTATTGGAGCTAATTTCTTGTCAAATGATTCATCCATCATTTTCCCCATCATTGCTTGTAATTCTTCATGTGTCATTATTATTTCCTCCCTTAATCAATTTTTCCTGTTAATTGTCTTAGTTTCTTTTCTAATAGGTCTTCCATCATTTTTGCGATTTCCTCTGGTTTGATATCTAGTTCGTTGTTATCAGCTTCTTTTGCAGCGTTTGGGATATCTATAGCATCGAGATCTATTTCAACCTCGTTTGCATCATTTGGGGTTGGTTCTGGTTCCTGCTTTTGTTGTGGAACCTGCGGCAGCAGCTTGACTACTTCTGCCGCGATTGCTTGTATATCTTCCTGCTTCATTTTTGTTTCAGGTGTAGGCGTATTTGCTGGTGCATCAGTAGAAGATTTTCTGTCATCCTCTTCAGACGCCGGTCCATCGCCATCCATGAACTGGGCTATCTTATCTCTGCAACCTTTGCATGTGCCTTCCATGTTCTTCATTTCTTCAATTACACTGCTTAGCTTCTCTTTGCTTTGCCTTGACAGCCTGGCACCGGATTTACTATCTATGGGTTTTAAAAATGACTTGGGCTTTTCTGCATATATATTCTCAAGTTCTTTGCCCTCGCCTTGCAATGTTGCTGTTCCATCTTTGTATGTGTAATCGTATTGATAGAATTTATCTTCTTTGTATACAATCACATGCCCATCAGGATATTTGATAGGGTATAAATCTTCTATCCATATACCGCAACATACGTTTGCAGGATCTATGGCATTATAAACAGCCCTCATGATGTCAAATGTTGATGGGTTGCCGTCTAAGTCAAGTTTCTTTGTTTCTGGAAACATAGATTTTAGCTCAATGTCTGTATATTTCTTAAACTCAGGTGCTTCTTTATCAAAGTCTTTGTAGTGTTTTGCAAGGTGGTTATATACTTTTTCTCTATCCGCATCAGGGATTTTTGTTCCTCCCCTTGCTCCGAGTAACGCACCCATAGCGGCCTTAACACCATTCCAAACAACCTTGTAGCCGTCTTTTTGGTGATGAGGTAGTTTATAGCTGCTTTTTACATCTGCATTGTCAGAGTCATACCATGTACACATAATTTTAAGATCGGCTACCTCTGCTGCCGCAACTTCTTTAGGTCCGTCCCAAGCCGTATCTTCTGACATTGTGGGGTATGACTTATAGGGTATAGCGCCTTTTTCTTCAGCATTAAAAAAAGACTTAATCTCAACATCTGAAATCAAGCCTTTTGACTTGGCCTCCTGCAATGCTTCGGGATTAGCCGGAACTGGAACCGCTGACAATTCAAGCAGATTTTGTTTCATATATCTTCTTCCTCTGGCCCAATCCGGTTTGTCTAAAACATCCGGGTCATCCCTTATTTTTGACTCTATGCCTCTAAAACCTACGGATGTAGCATTTAAGTAACCGCCCTTATACATGTTGTATACCATGTCAACAAATTTTGCATGATCTGCAGGGTTGTTTACGTCACTGGACAGCTCTGCAATAGTGGGGAACTTTATATCAAATGCAAGCTTCTTATTTTGGACATCTTTTTCTACTTTCAAGCATTTACCTATTGGTGGAATGTCATATGTGTGGCACCATAAAAATACAGGGTTAGCCATGTATTCTTTTGTTTGCCATCCAGCAACCTCAATTATGTCGCTGTCCCTATCTATGCTTTCGGTTGAACCTATAAGTCGCAATGTCCTGTCTTTTTCTTCGCCGATTTGTTTAACTTCAAAATTAAATTGTTTTCTTACCATGTCCATTATTTCACCTTCCTTTTATCTCTTAATATAAGAGTGTGTCATCATTTTTAAATGTTTTTTACGACGTTGCAATCATTCCGTATGTTTGCAAAACATCAAGAATAGCGTTTATAGCTGTTCTTGATTCAGAATCAATTGTATCTCCACCAGACGGATCTGATATAGCTGAAGCTTTTAAGGTTTGTAAAGCCGCGAATACCTGTGCATCTGATACTCGAATTAAAGTTCCTCCTGTATTATTAAGCGTATTATTAAAGTTATTCAATGCGTTAATATCTGCATATAATGTAGCACCGGTTTTTAAATTCACAGTATTTCTCACAGCATTCATTCCCATAAATTCCGCTACGGTTCCTGCCTCAAGGTTCGTTATGCAACTATCAACTGTAGCGCACCCCATAACAAGGTAACATCCAGTTGCTGTGAATGTATTTACCGCGTGTATACCGCTGATTAATCCAAGAGTCCCATTTACTCCTGTACAAGCAATAGTATTTTGTTGCCAAAGTGTAGTACCACCAGTTGCTTGCACATACGCATTATTTTTTTGAGCTGTAGTACCGGATGCAGATACCACCATTGTGCAGTATGAAGCCCTACAATCTTTAAATTCAACAAGGAAATCGCCATTCATAACCTGATTAAAATAGCAATCTCTAGTCGCACTTGAAGTTCCCATTAAATGAATTCCCTGTAATGTTAAATGTGGTGACCAATTGTTTATAGTTCCTTTAAACCCCGCACCTTTTGTCGCACCTTGTCCATATATGGTTAAATAATCTCTCCAAATATCTAGCGTTCCAGTATATCGCATACCCAAAGCTACGCAAATACTGTACATATTTGTTGAACTTGGTATTTCAGAAGCCAGACCAACTCTAAAACCATCAGCATAAAAAGTTGTTGCCTGTGCAGTTGCTGTATAAAGTAAAACAACTGCTGAAACCCCTGTTGCCCCAAAAGTTCGCGATATTTCATAGCGTGTCCAAATATCTGTAAGAGTTATTGCTTTTGTTGTAGTCCCAACAACTGTGCCTGTAGATGTCTGTTCTTGCAATGCTAATGTAGCTGTTCCAGAACCTTTTACCCAAACCTCTGCTGTATATTGAGTAGACGCTGCAACTGCTGCGCCTGTTAATGTAGCTCCTTCTGCCGACACGGTTCCGGGAGTAACAACTTTTAATGATGCAGATCCAAATCTATGCTCTGTTATATCTCTTGTTAGTGTCGCACTCAATTTAGATGTAAAACCGGTTAAGTCTGTTTCTACACTATTTTGATTGTCAGTCAAATAGTTAGTCTTGCCGATTGCATCATGCGCACTTTGTACATCTTTGTATGGCTTAGATGCGCTACCATCCGGTGTATAGCTATCAGTTCGTGAATTATCGACATATAAAATGTGCGAAGGATAATTTTCTGGATAAAGCATATGTTTATACCTTGTTGCCCCTATTGTAAAATAGGAGTCAGTACCTGTAAATTCAAATGCGCCTGTGTTAAGCCCTGCTAAAATCTGTGCGCTTGGGACTAAGTCGGTTGCTCTAATTTTTATACTACTCATTGGGAGTCCTATTGGTCCTAATCCTCCGCTTAATGTTGATGCGCCGCCTACCCCAGTTGACGTATATAATAATGCTACATGATAAACTAGGCCCGTGCCGGTTACCGAAGGTGTTGCAGTAGTCGTTATGGTTTCATTTAAAAATGTTACAGTACCTGTTGATGCCGTGTGCAATACCGATACTGATGTGGTAACCATTGCCACACTGCCAATCAAAACGCTTGCCGAATCGCTAACTACAACACGTCCTACTATCTGGTCTGATGTATGCGTAAATGCTACTGCACCGCCTAGAGCTATACATGTATTGTTAGGGTTATCGAGCAACCTTATCGTTACACGGTTTGCAATGAATGAACCTTTTGCGGTTGATGAGCTATAGAAACATCTAGCACTAGCACCGGAAGTTGTAACATTACATGTGCCATCTTGAAATAAAATTTTGCTGTTTGCGTTTGTATTTGTCCAATTTATAGCATCTCCTGCAGTTGCATTAACACTTGAATTAAACAGTTGAAAATTTTGTGCATTGCCCCCTGTAAAGCTTAATGTATTGCCACTTGCCGAATTAAGTATTATATTTGCACATACAACCGTACCAGTAAAACTGGCTATATGGTTGCCTGTTATATATACTGAAAATATTGACGGAGCTACTAAATAAACTCCTGCTTTAAACGTTATATTTTCTGCGTAGGTCCCTGGAAATATATATATTGCCGTTCCTAGTGTTGCCACATCTATAGCCTTTTGTATCGTTAGATATGGCAGGTTCGCGCTTCCATCGCCTTCTGTGTCGCTGCCGTTTTTACCCACATATAAAAAATTGGTGGGTTTTACTTGTCCTGCCCCACCTGCTATATAGGCTAATAATTCTGCAATATTCACAATCTCACCATTCTCCTTTAGCATTCGCCCACTTGCGGGGGTCATACTGTTTATATCCATTTTTTTACACCACCTCTATTCTTCGTTTTCATCTGGTATTATCAATGTACATCTGCAGCGTATTGTTTCTTTTGCTGAACCGTTAGGGTCATGTGGATACATTAACCCATTGCTAAATGGCTCATTCATTTTTCTTATTTGCCCGTCTATTGTCACATGGCTATCTCTCACGACGCTGTCTCTACTACTCAGCCACTCTTTTTTCTCAAGTCCTGCAGACCTATATGTTTCAAAAGTTCCAACATCTACAGTTGCCATTGTTTCATTTTGTGCTATTAATGTTGCTCTCGTATTCTTTGCTTCTGAAAATACTGTTGATACCCTATCCCTTAGACTTACAAGACTTTCACCTGTTTGTATTCCTTCACTCAAACTCTGTCGCAATGCTTCTTTTGTAGTATCAGTTATGCCTGTCACTCTATCGAGTCCATATTGTTCTATCCATTGTGTAAGCTCAGGCTTTACTATTTGATCAAATTCTATGTCAAGGCTGTATAGGTTAGTTGCTATATTAAACCCTTCTTCACCTGCAAGCATCCAATAAGGTTGAAGCAATGCGTACAAAATGGCTATTTCTGCCTTCCAGTTAAGGTAATCATCAGGATTTTTAGATGCATCCTTCGTCTGTATATTGTTTAAACTTTTCATCAGCTGCTTGGTGATTTTATCTTGTTGGTTTTGAAAATACTTTTTTAAGTCTTTTTCAAGTTTTTTCTCGTATTTAGTTGCGGCATTGTCGAAACTTTTCCATATTGCAATTTTTTTATCTTCTGTATATTTTGGGAGTTTAATAGTTTTAAACATTTTCCCATCTTCCTCTTGATTAGGAAGGCCCTTTGGGTCTGCACCAACTGGATAAGCCGTCATATTTAATGGAATATATAACATTTGCCCCTTATTGTCCGGTAAATCGTCAAGCCCCTGGCTCCTTCTCCATTCGTCAACCATTACACCACCATATTTCAAGCCTTCCGTAGCTTTCTTCAACTCGAATTCATTGTCTTGAGGTACTACATTATCGTGGACAAGCTCTAATCTATCGTCAAACATTGGCAATAGCTGTGTATTTATTACTTCATCAAATGATTTAAGACGCTGAGACAGCACATTTTTTGTGTAGATAAAATATGCAGCATCTATTGTGCTTCTATTGCTGTTTTCAAGTATGCCAAATAGTTCAGGGGGCATGTTCCAAAATTGGTTGACTGTATCACGCAAAAATTTACGGCCTTCAATAAAGTCCATATCTTTTTCTGTGTCGTTTAGCTTTGTTATTTTTGCATCCCATCCTACAAATGCTGTTTTGCCGACTTTATTTATTCCTCCATAGTTTTGGTTCCACATTTCTCTTGTCCTATCAATCATTGGTTCGTCTGCTCCAGGCATTTGGACGACTACAGGGGGTTCGGCATTATTAAAGAACTTATTCTTTGAATATTTTGCCATATATTCGTCAGTTTCCATCTCGTCGCCGATTGCTTCGGCCCTTCCTCTGCCTCTTCCATATGGGTTAAGCGGATCAGGTTCTTTAAACCATATAATGTCTTCAGGTAAAACATATATCATTTTGTAAGATGTGTTTCCCTGCGGCAGCACTTCAAAATACGGAATACTTTTAGTTGGCGTTTGTACAATCCAATGTGGAGGTATAATCCATAATTCAGTTGGTACCCTAAGCCCATTACGCTCTATTAGCCAAAATGCTTCACCTGCCGGAGAATCTCTGTACACTTCCGTTAGGTAAAGCATTATATAACCGGTTATTTCTGGTTGAGGGCATGGATTTTTAAGTAATTTGAGTAATGGGTGATTGTCTATATATCTTACAGGATTAGTATTTTTAACCCTTAATTTGTATGTTGACGTAGCCAAATCGGTAGCAATCTTGTGTACAGGTGCCATACGTGGCGACTTCATATACAAATCTAGCCATGCGCTCGTAGCTCTGCGTGGAGGTGCGGACCAAATAGGCGTAAAAAGTTGTCGTGCCGTTTCCTTTATAAAATTGTTTGGGTTGCTACTAAATGCTGCTTTTATCATGCCTAATCTGTCAAATATGCTCAATTTATCACCACCTTTTTAGCCAAATGCTATATAGAAATTAGGAGATTTAAGACGCTTCCAAAGGATATGTAATCCATCGGGGGCATCATCATGCTTACAACTTGGAGAAAAGCCTAAAACCTCATTGTTATACTGGACATTCAATTTATTAAAAAGAACCTGGCCATTGTTAATGTCAGGTTCCATTTGCAGTATTCTATTGTATTTATTTTCTGTTGATCTAAAACCTGTGACTTTACGATATAGACCTTTGCTCACAAGATATTTCCTTAATTGCTCTGTGCCATCTTCCTTATATGTGTTTTCTTCAAATAGCACCTCATCTATTTCAGGGTAGGTTTGTATAAACCATGCAGTATGTTCCATTATTGCATTGAGTTTATGGTCCTTTAATTGTCCATCTTTTATACACACGCCATTATTCAACTTTCCGCCTAATGTATATGAGGTATTATCTTGTTTTTTGCCCTCTGCAGGGTCTATTGTAAGCTTTAAATTTGTTACCTTTGGGTATTCTTCGTATAAATCCTGCCAATATGTTAGTTGTTTAAACGGTCTATCGCTTGATGACCGTGGTTCGTTTTGATCCTCCTGCCAAAATGAGTTTTCCCCAAATGCCTCACGGTCTAGCATTACATTGTAGTAACCCCCCGGGTATTTTGTCTTATCTGCTGGTACTTTATCTTCCCATAAAACCTTTACACCCTTTAACATTGCGTCTATATTATTCTGGTAAAAATTCCATGCATCGTCAAAACGGTTTTCATTTGACATGTCTCGGTAAATTTTACGCCATTCCTCCCATAGCTTTTCTCCTTCATCGTCTGGAAATGAAATAACCCTCTTGAAAAAGAGAGTTTTCCATGAAGATTGCTTAATCGTCCTTGCTAATAAGCTGTCTTCTGATAAAAGAGTACCAATATAAAACATGTCAGTCTTGTAATCTCCCAAACGTCCTATTTCCTCGTTAAAACATTGTTCAAGTTTCTTAGCCATAGAGTCCGATTCCATAACCGACTTATCTTCAAGATCATCTAATGCAATCAGATCTGGCCTTGTGTCCTTATTTATGCCCCTTATTCCTGACTTCCAGCCTGTACAAGCTATCCAAACACCTGTTGATGTGCATATATTGTCTGCGTTCCAAACCTTGCCTTTTAAAACTCCAAAATCTTCAACAATTGCAGGTGATTCCAGGGCTTTTTTAACTTTTTCTAAGAAGTTTGCTGCTGTATCTCCGTTTGCTGATATAAAAAGTATAAACCTTTTCTTTTCATAACATGCACACCATGTTGGTACCGCAAAACTTGAAAATGTACTTTTACCATGGCCACGTGGAGCAACGGTAGCCTGTTTTTCTCTTGTGTTTGATTCTATAACGACTTTTAATGTATTTAGTATCTCCCTTGCATAATCTCCGAACTCCCTATCAAATTGATCTGACAGATAAGCTTTGCAGAAATACTCAGGGTCTATTTCTCCAAGCATCCGGCGCAAACCTCCCGGCCCTGTTAAAGGATATTCGTCAAGAATAGTTTCAACTGCTGCAACCTTTTTATCATCGGACATATCTCTATCTATGCCAAACTTGCTAAGATTTTTATATGTAAAATCTACTATTAAGTTTTTCTGCTGCTCGTCCATAGAATCACCTTGCTTTGAAGTAAAAGCTTTTGCTATTTATCAAAATAATGTACATAAACAACATTGGAAGGTTCAACGGTGCATATTATCTGCTCACTGGATGTAAGCACAACATATTTTCTTATACCGTTATCCATATGCTCAACTATACTTGATACCGTTTTTGTCTCTCCATTTGATACAAATGGTTTTTCTCCACATCGTACTATTCTGCAAAGGCTCCCATCTTTCACCCATATATCTTTAATTCGTAATTTGCTCATTTCCATTGTTGGTTCGTATTTCATAATAATCCCTCCTAACTATAGATAGTAACCTATCGGTAATTCAGCTATTTTTTGCATATTATCTTCTGAACAATATTTAAATACAGGGCAGCGAACTAAAAGTGCTCCATCTGGCAAATCGGTTAAATTATTTTCAACATTATATATGTTTTTAAATTCAGTAAATTTACGTCCTTTCATGTTATTTATAGTTTTGGCTAAACTAAAGTTAATAACAGACTGTGCCACTTTATTTAATGAGTTTATTATCCCTTTCATAGCAATTTCTCCTTTACGCCATTAGGCTTTCGTATTTTTGATTTCTTCTTTAATTTCAGCCAGCAATGATTTAACCTCGTTTTTAGAATATGTATCTTGTCTTATCCATTCAACGCTGATATTGCCGTCTGATTTATTTATTATTGGCCTATATACGGGCGGGTCCTGAAAATCTTCAACAATATCAAAATGCGGCGAATAGCCAAAATAAATCATGCTGTCATTTATATAATTGTCTACTATGTGGACAACCAATACATTTTTAAGCACTTTTAATACTCCTTCTGGACTTTCTTTAATCAAACGCCTCGTTATTTCAAATTGGCCTTTTCTTTTTAATAAATCACTCATTAATAAGCCCTCCTTGAATTATAAAAGATTGTTGTCTTATTCCTTACTCTCTTTCTCGATTTGTTCTATATTTTTTTTGAGATACTCAGATACTTCTATATATCCTTCTGTATTGTCTCTCTCATCAAAGCCACGGTACTTTACCCTCGGCGGATAAGCATTTGTTATATCGCCTTTATCATCAATCTCAATAACAATAGCCCAGCCAAAAGTATGTAATATCATATTTATCCACCATAAAAGACCAGATTATCTAAACTCTTTCCATAATTTTTCTTTTACCATTTCGTCAGGCATTTTATTGCCTCCTTATTTTAATTTTGCTTCATGTTTAGAATCTTCGTGTACTTGCGTATCATAGCTTTCTTTAACCCATTTGGGTAAAACTTCATCTAATTGTTTTCTAAATATCAAATATAAGTTTAATGGTATTCTATTAGATGAAAAAAAGTAGATAGGATTGAGGTAATACTGTACTTCTGTTTTCCCTTCTACTTTTATACTGACTTTTGCCATTATTCCTAATTTAATCATCTTCGATATAAATCGTTCTGCCTGTCTTTGCTGTATCCCTATAATTTGGCCTATGCAATTTATGTCATAAGGCCTTATCCCGCCATTTCCTCTATATCCAAGCATGTTTGTATTGCTCCATACCTTCTTTGATAGCCTTGCCATCCGTCCTATTTCAATGTCGTTCATTTCTTTAGGGTATTCTACATCAGAAAATGTTTTAACAAAATTCCTTTGGTTCCAAAATAAATATCCTTCTTCTTCGTCGAATTTATTTTTATATCTCAATGTTTTATCGTTTACTATTTCACCGTTGTCATTATAAATTACTGTTTTTTTATACAAAAATATCACCTCTTTTTTACGTCACCAGAGATGTAAAAATACCCTCTAAAAACAGGGGTATATGACGTTTGCAAAATCTATGTAAGCCTTATATTATCAAAGGGTTTAAGGTTTTAACCACGAAAAGCCACAATAGGTATGTACTATGCAGGAATACATGGGCCTAATAATTTTAGTATTCCTCTATGGTCTTTTATATCAAGTATTTTAAAACATGCAAAAGTCCCCGTTTTATTTTTTAGGAAAAATTTTTATAAAACGGGTTATAGGGCAATTGATATTTCATAAAATCAACTTTACAGCATTATAAAAAGGAGGTCCACATTGAACCCCCTAATTTTGAGTAACATTAAAACCTTAAAGTACATATTTAAGGCTATTTTGTATTTGTGGGGTTAAGGGCGCCGTTTGTTTTGGTAGATATTTTTAGAGGACTAAACAACGTACCTGACCAAAAGTATAGGCCAAAACAACCCCCGCCTCTTTAACACTTCTACACTTTACCAATATACACTGCGTTAAAGATACCTTTCATGCATAGTATATACAGTTTCAATAGTAGGCCTTAAGCCAGTAGTATCAACGCTTTACACCCATTGTATACAGCACAGCATAATTACTTCTTATTTTTATTTTCCAATTTCAACTTCTCTCTAACACGTTTCGACACATCGTCAGGGTTAAGTTTATCAGGGGTATCATTGACTGTAAACTCAGTCTTATCAACCCATTGCCAGTTATTTTTGAGTGAAAAGATAGCACCTGCAGGGTTACGGAGCTTGTAAAGTTGTTCCTCTGCAAACCGTTCGCAAATAGCCTTGTACTTTTTGACGGTGTTAGAAAACCGCTTGCGTTGCTCTTCATTAACACTTATTACTTCGTCCTTTTCATATCTCAATAACGTTATTCTATCCGTATCAAGTGCTACAGCCAATCCACTTACAGTAATGGGTGTAATCTGCGTTCTCTCCATAACTGCACAGCCGTTTTCATCTTTTATAGGCCAACCGTCTTTGCCCATAACTGGCTTATCCTCAAAGCATGACTCTAAATATTCTTCGCATTTCCTCTCTAAATCTTCCGGGGTTTTAAACTTTAACGGTCTTCCACCTCTGTTTGGGTCATACATATTCATTCACCTACCTTTATAATAATTTATATATGTTTAAGTATTAAAAAAGAGCCTATCTATAAGCTCCTGTTGGTATTGCTAGCCTATTCAGTTGTTTCAAAGATGATACCATTGTCAAAAATAATAGGAAACCCAATATTGCTATAAGGTCCAAATATATTCATCAGCATCCATAATTGAGTATTGTAATATCCCTTATCATCAAGTCTCAATACAAAAGGTTCTATTTTAGCCCCATGTCGTAGTAATACTTCATTTAACTGTTCATGTCTTTTCCTTAATATCTCCACGCCAAATTCTGTTAGCTTGACTCTAACGGCATCATTTATATTTACTTTAAACTCTTGCATAATCATACACCTTCTTCTATCTCCAGCAATATATTGGTTTGTTTATGCTAAATAATTTTAATAGATGGTCTCAACTCTTGTATCTGTTCTGCAAACTTTTTTATTACCCATTGAGGAAGAACACTCCTTAATTCTTCTTGAAACATTAAGTAAACACCTACGCTTAATCGTTTATCTTTAAAGGCGTATAATGGGTTAAATGCAAAATATTCTATACCATCAATAGAAACCTCTTTAATAACTTTAAGGCTTTTCATTTTATTTATTAAAGTTCTGCATTGTCTTCCACTCATATCAAATATACGGCACATTTCATTTCCACCGATAGGTTTTATCTTGTCATTGCTGCGGTACACGAGCAGTTGATTGTCCTTTAATATATAATGTTGTAATTCTTGAATACGCCCCTTTTCCGACCATGTGAATTCTTCTGGCAAACAAATTTCTGTAAATATCTTATATCCCATTTTACGGTTATAAAATAAATATCCATCATCATTAAAATAAGTATCTACCCACGATTCTTTTTCATTCAATTCCCCTGTGCATGGGTTTAAATATTTTGTTGTTTTTAAAATTTGTTTAGCTGTATTAGCCATAAAATCACCTACACTTTTTTTGTATGTTTTTGCAAAGAATACACACTTTTTTTGCAAATAAAAAACTACTCCTAAATCAAGTAGTTATGCCGTGTCCAAGATTTTAAGTCCTATATTTTTGGTGTCATAACCCTATATTATATATAGTGTAGTCGCACCAAATTGCTGAAATTTGTTCCTGTTTCTTTTCTCTTGTTTTTTCTTCTTCCAACATCCATATCATAGTTACTTTGCATGCTGACGCCTTCCAGTCGGAGTAGGGGCCCTACCCTCTCTCCTCCTTACAGTTGTCTGAGGTATTAATAGCCTAATGTCATATTTTTTTAATTAAGCTTAAGGGGCGAAACGATTATTTGTAAAGCAAGTGCTTATTTTATTTAATATTACGAATAGATGATCTTATATAGCCTAGAGGGTAACCAATTAAAAAGCCAAAATATATTAACAGAACAATATAATATATTTTCATACGGTTTCTCCTTTTGCCTATCTTAAATACATAACAAAGAAATACACAAATATTCCAGATAAAATGCTATTAACTAAAAAGGCAGCCCTATCAGACACTCTGTTGCTGTTTATTATTTTTATTAAATCAGTTATCAAGCATAGTACCATCCATGTTAATCCTATCCACCCAAGTATTCTCATAACAATCTCTTATATTTGCTCCTTTGTATTAAATTTTATTTCCACTTTCTCCGGTATAAACTGAACAATATCTTCGTCTATTCCAACTGCTTCAAGCATCTTTTGCAGTTCTATTGTAAGCGGTCTTGATTTATCTATTTTATGCTCTTTAAGGTTCCACCAGTTGTAGTTTATTGTAGACGAAATTGTGTCAAACCCATCGGCCTTTTCCTTTAATTCCATGTACTCTTCTTCACTTAATATTACTTGCATTTTTATATTCCTCCTTAAATTAAAATAAGGCCTATTCAGCCTTTAAATTCTTATTGTTCTAACTCTCTTTAGTTATATATTCACCGTGAAGAGTGTTCACATATGGTTTAAAACATCTGCAACCTTTGCACCCCTCATTTTCTTGTCTGCTGCAAGAATCTAAATCCGATCCGAATTGCTGATAACATTCATCTGTTGCCCTGAATCCATCTTCCATGCCTGGCTTATATACTTCAGCTTTAATAACAACCGGTTTCTTTCTATACCTAATTTTTATTCCCCCTCAATTTATTTTCTTTAATATCTCCACTACAAGTGAAAATATAAAAAAGCCCCATACCAACATGTCGGCTATTGCCGCTCCACCTTTGTATGCTATCTCTATGCCGTTTATGTAGTTATGTATTGCTTTTAAAACATCCATATTAAGCCCCCATTATTTTACTAAACAAGTACATATGTTTATTGCTCTAAAACGGCCTATAAGGCGTCTATTTTATTTGGGTGGTGTACTTTTATATGTCCTAAAACGGTATAGGGCATTTTAGAGCCTCTTGTTTTTCATAAATTCTTCCATTTTCCCCGACAATGTTAACTTATATAATCCTGCATCTTTTAAAGCCCCATCTATTGCCTTTTTTATGCAGTCTGCATTTATGTCAATTACACTTGGCGTAAACTCTAACATATCCGTTTTGAGACTATTTATATCCCTATCAATTATAAATAGTCTCCTGCCAAACTGCATATCGTTACTTAAATAATCGTCTATATTAACTTTATCTTCGCCAACTTTTTTATTGCCGTTGAAACATCTTATTATAATATTATCTTTTTTAACTTTTGCATCAAAAGATGTGCATGAGCATTTATTCTTATACCTCATTAACTCCATCTCTTCTGTTTTATTGCCCCATGCTCTCGGCTGTAGCTGTCATGCCGCATCATCTTTGCAAAATCGTCTGAAGATAGATATTCTTTTTTACATTCCCTTTCTTTAAAATGGCAGGTCTTCTTCTTGCAATATTTAGTGCCGCAATCGTTATAAAGGTATTTGCATCTATGGCAGTCAGGTTTTATTTTATTTAGCTTCGGCATGAGCTCACCTACTTTTTATTTGTGTATATACTGCATATTTATACAACCGCTAAAAGGGCAGTATATCAATTCTTCCTGTCTGATAGACCACACACACTTGCGGCATGTCTCAAGCTTTATTTTATATTGTTCTGTCATTTCTACAGCTTCTTCATATGCAGTTTTCTTTTGTTCCATATCCATACCCCCAATGGAGCGGGCAGGAAGGAGGTAAAACCTGCCCTATAGAAAAAAGCCCTGCATTTACAAGACTTTATAATGTTCACGACTTAATTTAATATTGCCATATATTTCTTTTGTAACTGCTCTTTTATATAGTCAAAACTAAATCCAAGTGCTATTAATGCTGTAACAATTGTTTCTGCTTCAGCAACCTGTTCTAATTCTATATCTTTAAAACTATCTCTTAACGCATCATTGTCTTTTACGTTCCGTTCTACTCTTAAATGTTTTGCATCCATTTTGAACAAAATGCGATATATCATATTTGTATAATTGGGATATGCAAGTCCTTTGTGCTCAGTCTCCGGGATATAGTTTTTTATCGCTGTTGTCATTCTTTTTCTATCTATTATTGCTGCTTCTCTTTGTATAGCCCATCTTTTTTGTTCCGGAGTTGCTTCTTCTTCAATATTTAAAAGATAGTTTTTAACTTTTGAAGCAATATAGCAATTAGTCAATAACATTCCTATTCTTAACATTGCTCGCCTCGTTAGAATAGTAAATGCTCTTGTTTTATTACTTATTTTGTCATCTTCACCGTGAAACTCACAAATTTGTTTACCGAATTCTTCTAATTGCTCTCCTTTCAATACCATTAAACCATCATCCTCAAGTTCCTCTTTATTTCTATTGATAATAGTTTTAATAGTATTAGTGGAAACCTCATAATAATTTGCCACCTGTCCAACGCTCAATATCATATCCGGTGTTAAATATTGGATTGCCTTTATTTTGTCTAATACATCAACATTCCCGATATATTCTTCTCTCATTGTCTTTGACTCCACAAATACTTGTTCTTTAACATTACTGACTTGTTTACTCACTTTTTCCATGAATAACACGCTCCTTTTAAATTTAGGTATAAAAAATAGACTAAGCGTATGCCTAGCCTATAATTTTCAGTTTTAAGGCATAACTTTTAGCCACTAGCGACATTTTCAAGAAATGCCGGTAATAAAAAAAGAACCAAGTTTTTACTCAGTTCTTTTGGCACCTTCAAAGGAAACAAATTTTAAGCAGGTCACGGGCCAGTCAGGGTTCTTATGATGACTGCTGGCCGTATTTTTTATTATTATCGGAATCTGCTTATATTCTCATGATTGTAGTGGGTATGAATTCGCACCATACATAGCATAGGATAGGCGTGTACTGACGCCTCGTTTTAGTTCTGGCATTTCTGCCCTTCTCTTCAGGCAATTAAATGGAATTAATACCATTACCTTACCGCAACAGACTGTCAACGTACCTTTTGGAATTTCACCACAAGGACAGTCACGTCTTACCAGCAGAGTTCTCACTATGTCTGATTAATGTCTACCTATTCCATCACCACCACAAATTAAAACTTATATCCTATCTCCCAGTATCCATGTTTGGTCTTTGCAATCGGTTGTCTTTGCCTAAGCCGTTTCATATACTCTGCTTTGCTTATACGCTTCATGGTTGTACCTCGCTTCGTTAAAATAAAAGATCCCCAGTTCCGGTTTGGAGTATTGGGGATCTTTGCAAGAGTATTCTTCTATTTTAAATAAATTCTCATGCTATTATTGTAGCACAGCTTTTCTCGTGAAATTTACCGATTTTTTACCGATTTTTTACCGCTATTTTTCGTGGAATAAAAAAGAAGCCCTGGTTAGGGGCTTATTCGATGTCAAACTAGCAATTATTTTTATAACCTCGGAAATATTTATCTTTAAATGTATTTGCCTTCTGCATTTTAAAGTGCTATCTTGCAGGCTACCTGCCATAATGTTTGTAAATAATCCTCAAGCTGTATCTCTTTAAAGCTATATGCCCTTGTATCTTCATTCCTTGGTATTAAGTCAATTAAGTACACCCATTTGTATTCATGATTTTTATATGGATTACTGCGGATAATACAGTCCGTTTTGTCCTCTATAAAATGCCGCAATTGGGATTCTGCGAGCAATGGAATAGCAGCATCATCAATGCACATTTTAACAGCTTCGATATATTTTTTATCATCTCTGAGGCATATGATATCTCCCCATACATGTTTTGGTTTATACAAATCATATGCCTTTATATTTTTATGCCACCAATCTATAAATACCTTCTGTACCTCCTTTGGCTGCTGCAAGAACTGTTCTGCAGTTATAAAATCCATATAATCACTCCTTTCTGGACCAATAATACTTCATGCCAAACATGGTTTCTTCTACTTTAGTTATTTTTACTATTCTCCATTTGTTAGACCATCCCAATGCTATCAAATCACCTTCTCTTACCCCGTCATTAAATTGGGGATAAGGTAAATATGCTTTGTTCAAATTTCTATCAACCCACCCATCATCAGGATGAGCAGCTTTTATTCCTTTACTTCTAAGCATAGATATCCAATCATTCTCATTTTTCTTTTGCTTATTTACTATATTATCCCATGATGTTATAAGGTCAATATTATCACTCTGGCATAATCCGTCGGTACTTTTAAATTGATAGCCCATGTCCTCACCTCACTAATATTATAAAGATTTCATGGATTTACGCTTTAAATATTTAAAGCGTAATATTGTGTTATACCAAAATATTTGCAAACAATTCTTGCCATATATCCAATGGATCGTCGCCAATCCTTTTAAGTATTTCTTTATACCTACAGAATATCATCAGGCATTGAATTTTTGTTTAACCAATTTATTACTTCTTCTCGATCATATTGTATTGTTTTCTTAGTTATCTTCTTATATGGCAGGCCATTATACTTACGCCAGTTATAAGCAGTATTTTCACTTATTTCTAACCATTCACATAATTTCTTAGTATTTATTATGTTTTCACTCATACAATCACTCCTCATATTTAAAGTTTACGCAATCATTCTCTTGTGTCCCATCTTTGGGGATAGGCTCTCCAGTTACTTCGCAAAACCATTTTCTATCCCTTTTAAACCAATCCTCTTTACGTATAATGCAATTTGCACAGTCAAAACAATCATTTTTATTTATCATTATTTTAGGCTCCTTCCTACCATTCTCTCAGCATAAACACGGACTTTTGCCGTTCAGGAGAATTATAATAATCCATTACCTGCTCAAGCGTTAGCTCTTTCCAATCAACATGATAATAATTCGCTATATTTTGACTTTCACATGCAAGAAAATTGAATATTTCTTTGCCGGTTGCTTGAAATACTATCTTTTTATCCGTCAAGGTTATACCTCCTCACTTTCTTTATCCCATCTCGTACCATACTTTTCCTGCCCAATTCTCATTAATTTCCAATATGAATGTTTCCATTTATCAGCATCTTTTCTAGCGTTATTCCAATTCTTTGCCAATGACTCTACAATTGCAGGATTCCCGCCCTTAAATGTTTTCTCTGCTTCTCTATATAATGAGCGTATTAAAGAGTTTTTGAGTATTTGTTCATCAATAGTTAATTCCTGTCTCTTAGCTTTTTTAACGCAACTATCGCCAATATAAACACCAATATGGTTTGGAATTTCTTCTTTTATCTGTTCATATAATTCTTGCGTCATAACATAATAATTATAATGTCCTATGAAGGTATTGTGTGCCTTGCTGTGGAAATCTGACTTTGATATTTTAATTTCATAGCAACGCCATATCCCTTTTGTATCATAGGTCATATAATCTACTCTTTCCTCTCCAAACCATCCTATAGTAACCTCAAAGCATCCGAACACGCCTTGCTTTGCGGTGGCTCCCCATATGTCTCTTTCAAGCTTTAGCGTTAATTCCGTTTTAATTCTTATCACCTGCCTATTCCGATAATTTAAACTTATTCCCAGTTCTAACACTTGAAGCAATTGCTCTAATAACATCATTGATAATATAGGCTTGACATTCGGCGTGGTTTACACAATATTGGTATATATCGTTTAGCTCATAAGATACTTTTACATTATTAAGAAATTTTACTATCATTGATTCTTTTTCTTCTGTCTTAAATTTCTTTACTTCATGTTGCATCGTGAACCGTCTTAATAATGCCTTGTCTATCATATCGACTCTGTTTGTTGCCCCTATGATTATCGTATCGTTTCTAATACAGTCAAGGGCCTGCATGAGTGCTATTGTTATCCTCGACATTTCACTAACATCTTTATTGTCACCTCTTGACATTCCTATAGCGTCAACCTCATCCAGCATAAAGACGCATTTTTGATTTTCGACAAATGAAAATGCTTTTGATATGTTCTTTGCCGTGCTCCCTAAGTAGCTGCTTATTGTGTTTGAAAAATTCATATATGCAAATGGAAGCCTTAATTTGTAAGCAATATATTTGCCGAACAATGTTTTCCCTGTGCCGCTCTCGCCATGAAGCATCAATGAATTAAGGTATTGTATTCCCATTTCAGACAATTTCAAGCTTGTTTCATACATTCCTTTAACTTCCTCAAAAACCTCCTCTTCCCGTTCTGATAGAAAATATCTATTTTCATTAAATGATACCGAAACATCTTCCATTATTAAAAATTCTTTTACATTCTGTGGCAGTTCCAGTAGATTCATTGAAGATGTTTGAAGCTTATTCTTCATTGCGTTGCAAAATGCCTTATTTGCTATTGTTTTATCTGCATTTATAATTATTTTTGCATATGTCTTTGCCTTTTGAGTATCATTATCTGCTATTGCTCTAATAATCCCTTCTATTTCTTTATTCATATATGTTCACTCCATTTTTAAGGTTGAGGGTTGATGATATTCAACCCTCATAGATTTTTACCTTTTGGCTCTGTTATACCGATTATGACCATTTTGCATCTTGCATATTTGTTACTCTGCCTTTTTTACATTTCAACTACTTTCGAGGTATATCTTGAAGCATAGAAAACAATCTTTTCCCTGCTGCGGGCAACTGCACTTATCGACATTCTGCATTTTTGGCTTATCTCGTTCAACGTTAGACGGTCTTTATATTTCATTTCAGCAACAAACCGGTATTCTGTAGCCATATTTGAAATATACCATTCGAGGTCAATATTACGTTTTTTTACTTCTCTAATTTTTGCATGAACCTTTAATATCAACTTTCTTGTGTATTTCCATTCTTCTTCTAATTTCTGCACTTGCCGGATTGTTTCAGCTTCTGCATAGCTTGTACCACTACTTGATGTCTGTACTTTCTCCGCATTATAATTTATCCCCATATTCATTTCTGTTTCAATCGTTACCTTTGTTTCTCTAATATCCTGTCGTATCTTTTCCCGTTGGTCTTCAAGAATTTTACATTTATTTTCTAGGCGTTCTATCTCCTGTATGTTATGGTAGTATTCATATAACATTCTTTCTGTTTTCCTAAATGTTTCTTTATTCATTTTTTTCACCGCCCTTCATATAAAGGCTGAATATCTTTATATACACCATATTGTTCAAGTTCCCGACCATCGTCTGGTATAACCATTGCTTCTTCCGGTAGTGGCAGCTCATCCCCTGTGAGTGGATCAGCGTACCAGACAACTTTTTCTTTCACATAAAAGCAACTAGTTTTTATAGTTTTGGTTGGGATAATACCTGCGTTGAAAAGGACTATTTGCCATTTGCCGATTACTTTATGTGGCTTTTCTACTTCTATATGAGATGAATTATTGATTCTGTCTTCAAGTTGCTGCTGGTTTGCTTTAAGTTCATCCTGAGTCGTTATCATTTGACGTAAGGAAACCATCATTATCATTACAAGCATTACAGCCACTATGAAAATTGTGTCTATTACGATAATTTTTCTCACTTGCTTATTCATCCTCCTTCCGTTCTTCCCTTCTTTGTGCTATCCTCGCTTCCCCATAGATCCATCCGGTCCAGCTAGTTATTTCTTCAAGGTAAAATGGTTCATGGCAAACGGGACACAATGGCAACATCTTTTCCCCTCTATATTGACTCTCCAAAGATTTAATTACTAACAGATGCGGCTTATATTTGCTTAGTTCAACCTTTTGCTCATATATTTGATGTAGTTGACTATTAATTCGCTCATAGTGGTTTGACAATTCCAGCAGGGCTTCAAATGGGTCTACTATTTCACCGCATTGACCACAATGTATCTCTCTATTACGCGGGTCAACCACAAAGGTTCTATTTTGGCATGTACATTTTTTCTTGAAGTTCCAGTTTGCCCTTACTATGTCTATATCAATTATCTTGTCTGGCAACTCGTCCATCAAAATGCCCCCTTCAATAGCCTATCGTCAAAGTTCCATAATCTTTGCTGCCCTTTTACCGGTATGGGTTTTTTGAGCATTACAACATCCTCAAGCTGCCATGCATAACGCCCGGGTGTCCAATCACCAAATAGCTGTTCCTGCTCCGTTGGAATGAAATAATCAGCAAAATCCGGCGCATGTTTATCTATTGTTATGCTCTCTGCTCCAATGGGTATATGTTTTGCAACATCAATATCCACGCCAGGGTTACATACGATATGCCAGCAGTTTACAAGTTTTGCTGTGGCGATTATGCAACCGAGAGGTAACATACGGAAATCGGTACTCGGCGTAAGTATCCCTCTATCCTTAAGAACTCTCCGCATTTCCATAACCGTATCATTCTGAATCAGTTTGATTGCCTTGAACGGGTTAAGCGCCGCTGCATGTATCGCAATTGGCCCCCTATAATTTGTAGCCCATGACCTTGTTTCATAGTGCTTTGCGCCTATGGCTATCAGCGACGCCCACGGTTGCCATATAGTTATTGTTTTCATCCTATATCCTCCTTCTGTCTTATTTCTCTCTCAAATTGTTTCAGCTTTTTAAGTAATTCTTTATCTTTTACCATTGCATCACGATTGAATTCAAAGAGATATTTGCAGTATTCATAAGATGGGGTTATTTCATTTTGTATACTTATCATGGATTTTTCATATTCTCTTTGCTGTATCAAATAAATTGAGTAATCACGAATTAAATCAGCCCAATATACCCAATATCTGTATGCTAAATTGCATCTAAAAATAGAGTAAAGGCAATATAACCCGTATAGGCATAGCATACATATTATAGTTTTTACCATCCTATACCCTCCCTGTGCTGCCGAAGCCGTTATTGCCCCGGTCACTCTCTGGTAGTTCGTCTACTACTTCAAGTTTGTTGTCCTCACTCAGCTTGTTTATCACCAATTGTGCTACTCTCTCATATGCTCCTATGGTCACAGGCTCACCGCTAATGTTTGTCATAATAACTCCTACCTCGCCTGTGTAGCCCACATCTACAGTCCCATAATGTATTTGTATACCCCTTTCGGATATACTGCTTCTCGGCCTTATATCGCCTGCACATCCTGTAGGGATTTCTATACATACGCCTGTAGTAATTTTCTTTGTCTCCAGCGGGTTCAATGTAACCATGTACCGGCTCTTCAAGTCCCATCCTGCGTCCTTTTCGTATTTTTTAAACGGCATACAATTCTTATCTAAGAGTTTTATTTTCATTTTGTTTCCTCCTGTGTTCTATTGCCTAAATCAATATACTCTTTACCTATTTCTTCATCTTCAATATTAGGACATAAGCTTTTGCAAACTTCCCATAAAGCAGTTTTATAATCGCTTCTATCGTTGAAGTAGATAGCATTGTTTGCTATTTCGTAAGCCTTTTTAACATTATCTAAATTTAGTAAATCAACCTTAACCTTCAAGTTAGCCATTATTTATCATCCTCCAGTATTTGTTTTACCGCTTGCCATAAGACGTCGCATAGTTCGGTATATCCATGTTCATTCGCATTAGGTATATTGTTATCTATATACCAAACTTGACCAGCGCTCTCTATTCGTATATCGCACGATCTTTTATGCAATATCTCTATCATCTTGCCTATAGTCATTTTCTTGTGATGATAATTGGCCCAATCTTTTCTTTTTACTATCTCATCAAACAAACTATATAATTGTTCTTCTGTAATTTCTTGCATCTGTGTTGGCGTTACATGCTGTTTCATTATTGCCCTCCTTATTGTCCAGAGCACCGGGCCAATGCTCCAGACAGCATAGATTGTACAAATATATCGCCCGTTAAACCTAATGCAGTTGTATTTTATATCCATGCCAGTAACAAAATTAGTTGTTTTTACGCCACAATAACTTTGAATTGCGACCTAAAGTCGCTTTGCAATCTCATATATTACGTTAACTGTGCAAGCATCACCTGCACCCCTATATAATTGATTGTCACTTATGCCAGCTTGTAAAACTTTATCTGTTATACAATCGGGTATACCTTGCATCCTCCACGTTTCCCTTGGTGTAAGCTGCCTTATCCTGTCATCTATAAGATAAAGCCCCATCTTGCCGCCTTGACCACCACTTTCACCTTTTAATGTTCTACCAAGCATCCTGCCATCATATACCCTTTGAGCATCTGCGCCAGGTATTAATAACCTCAGGTTTATGGGGTTTTCAACAACATAAGTCCCATTCCTTTGGCTCCCATATCCACGTGCCGTAATAGAGACGCCTGGATTCTCGCAACCCACTGTGGAGACGATAGGAAATATTTTTCTGGTACTTGTTCCTCTAAGATGTCCGATAGTGAACATTCTTTCTCTATTTTGAGGTACTCCGTAGTTTTTTGAGTTAAGCAATTGCCATTCGATATCGTACCCGAGTGAGTCCATTTCAAGCAGTATTTCGAGGTAGTCAAATCCTTTATTTGAAGATAGCATTCCTTTAACATTTTCATAGAGCAGGTATTTGGGTCTATATTCTTCTTCAGTCTCCCTGACAAGTCTAAATACTTCTCTGACAAGGGAGCTTTTGTCTCCCTCAAGTCCTGCTCTTGTTCCTGCAATACTGAAGTCTTGGCAGGGTGCGCCAAATGTCCAACAATCTGATTGAGAAATGTCACTTGCTCGTACTGCCCGAATATCTTGTCCTTCTGGATATTTTCCAAAGATAGCATTGTAAATCCCCCTTTTGTGTTTATCCCATTCTATTGAGTAGACACACTCATGACCTGCCTGCTCCATACCCATTCTTATAGTGCCTATTCCACAAAACATATCAACGAATTTCAAGTTATATCACCTCCTTGTTAGTTACGCATTATAAACAGACTATGTTTTATTTTTGCACACACAATCTGAGCCATTTACAGCGCCTTCTTTTGCATTCATTTAAGCGTTTTCTGTAGGTAATATAATATTCATGATATTCACAAAACGCAATTTTTCTCAATCTAACTCCTGCCCTTCTCCAATTTTCGCCATATACACATCGTAGATACATTATATTTTTCTGCTATATATCTGAGCTTCATATGTCTTTCTTTATACAATTGTTGCATGTCGTTTAGTTCTTCCTGTGTAAATTTTCTTATTTTATAGGAGGCTGAGGGTAACAAATGAAAGTATAAAAGTGCTACATCAACTGCAACTTCTTCCGCATCATTGCTAAATATGGCATAGAGCAGAGCATATACATTATCTTTATAACTTCCCATTTCTCCCCCCTCCTCTCTTAAACTTGTCCTAATTCACATAAACTTTGTATTACGTCCTAGCCCTGCATCGTTTTAAGATCATTTTGCAAATCTATTAAAGTAAAATGTTTGCAAAGATCATTGTGCCCCAAAGCGCATTTATCTCTACCAGGGCAATCACTACAGGCAGTTACATCCTCAGCAAGAATACAATCTAAAACATCTATATACTTTTGAATTTTTTTAGGGTCCATAGAGGCTCCTCCTTCCTTTGCATAATTTACAGAATTTCTTTTAAGATATTGTCTTTACAGTTTTATCGCTTCGTTTCGTATTTTACAGCTTTCCTTTGAAATTACGTCTTCAAAATAGATTCCTATTCCATCACCAGGAACATTTCTTATAGCGAGTTGAATTCCGTTCTTTTTTGCATTATCCAAAAGTTTATTTATTTTCCCTCTGTAATAGAGCATATCTTTTATTTCTGACCTCGGGAATTTGGATGCATCTGCTGGTGTTCCCTCTTTTAAGCTCAATATCACATATCCATCTGGCACAAATATTTTTTCATCTTCATTCCTGCCAAGAATATAAACAATTTGTTGCCATGCATAGCATCCTGTATATTTCTGTTTCTCAGGATCAAATTCATTAAGCTTAAGTAAATCACCAACTTGATAATCTCTATCATCTTTTCTAACTTCAAAAGGCTTCCTACCTTCCACAACCTCTTTAAAAAACTTTGGAAGTGTCTTTAATTCATGAACCATATTTATCTCCTTTCAACTCACCTTATCAATTCTTTTCCCGAGTACCTGGGCTATTAACAGCCGGTCATGATCCCTCCCGGATAGTGCCCTGGTCATTTCCTCATAAACATAATTTACTGCTGCTTCAACCAACTCTGTGGCCGTCTTTCCGCTCTCGACCTGCAGCTCCTCAAGCTGTTTAACGGTATCCTCTGAAAATCTATAATTCTTTAGTATTTTAGCTATTTTCTTCACCCTCTTTATTTACTTTGTAAATACATTGTAAAGACGCATTTTTTACAGTAACCTAACTTACAATCTCTTTAATTATTTTTAAGCTTGTTGGTTGTACCCATATTGGTGTCCATCCTAAGACTATTTCTTGCTTTAATACCGGAAGCATTGCCCTCAATATTGTCTCTGCTATGGCCTGTGCTGCAGCAACCGGTACTGCATTTCCTATCCGTTCCCTCCAGTGTGCATCTGAATTACCGGCAAACTTTAACGGATTACCGTCAGAAAACTTTGTCGGGAACCCCTGGAGAACTGCAAGCTCCAAAGTAGTCAATGGTCTATGCCAGGTGCCATCAAGCGCTTCGATTATAAACACGCCGCTTTCACTTTCTTTGGGTATTCTCGGGTCTGCAACAGCTGCACATCCCTTTCCAATATCCGCATTACCTACTACCGTTTTACCCGGTTGATTCCAATTCATTACACCTAATGTGCCATTTCTAGGTTTACAATTTAATCTTGGATCTGCAACACTTAATGCTCCACATTGTAAATCTGTTTGCCCGATTATTGTACTGGAAGTATCATTCCATGGAATGATTTTATATAGTCCTGGATACCTTTTCTTTCTTTCATTAAGTCTTGGATCAGCTAACATAGAAGCCCCTGAACCTATTCTACTTCCGGTAATCGTATCGGATGGCTCATTCCATTTGACTACCTTAAATTTATTAGCGTATCCTTGTACTTTATCTAATCTTGGATCTGCTATTGATATTGCACCATTATTAGGCCTTATTGCTCCGGTTACTGCAGCACTTGGCTTATTGAAGCTTGCCACTTGATATATATTTGCATAACATTCTTTTTCTAAATCCCGCCAATCTCCACCCGCTGGAATGAGGGCTAGTCTTATCCATGTTTTCCATTGGAGTTTTGGAAGCCGATGCATAGGGCCTGCCTTCTCATCATCTGGCATTGGTAACAGTCCTAAAATTTCACCTATTGCTTTCACTTTCTGTATTGGTGGTTGATACATAAACCCTGGAATCTTCTTTGGATTTCTGCATATCAATAAATACCTTTTTCTATGTTGCGCAAGGCCCCCGATTTTTCCACAATCATGGAATCCTTCTGAAAATTGATATCCATAACTCATAAGCATTGTCTTAACCTGGTATAATAAAGCCTTCCCACGTGTCTTTATCCTCGGTACATTCTCCATCAATATCAATGCTGGTAGATCATCCCTAAAAGCCTCCAAAGTGAGGAATAAACCTCTAATAACCAACTGATTTAATGCTTGATACTTTTCACTCTTTGCATTTTTCTCCGACAGTAAACCACTGAATCCCTTACAGGGTGGTGATGTAAATATCACATCTGGAGCAATTCCTTTGCAAGCTTCTCTTATGTCCAGATGTGTAACTTCATGCCAATCTGCAGGAGGTTCTTCTCCATGGTAGGCTTTGTATTGCTGTCTATCAAACAGATCCATTCGTACTGCTCTTGAACCCGTAATACTCTCAAAATCCTTACATGCCTCTGGATCACAATCTATTCCGCATATTGTCTCAAATTGTCCATGTATACCCTTATATTCCTCTTTAGCCTGTTGAAATCCTAACGCTCCTCCACCAATACCGCAGAAGAGATATAAGACTTTATATTTATATTCCAGATTCTTCACCTTCCTTTTATGCCGCATAATAAACAGACTATGTCTTATTTCTTTATTTTGAGCCCTCCACAGCTTGGATACTGCAGCGGCATCCCATTACAGGTACCGCCGTTAACTTTATTACTCATACACTCTTTGCAGTGATTATCCTTATTTTTATTTTTCATTGTTTAACCTCTCTTTTTTCTAATTGAAAAATCGTACATAAGTTTTATAGTATTGGGATGAATTTTTAGATTAATTAGCCCATCGTTATATCCCATGCTGTATATCTTTTCTTGCGTATCTGGAATGTCTCTAACTTTTCCCAAAACTGCATCATCAAAGCCCTTACCGTATACCTTGTAAAATTCTTCAAAATCCATCACACTGCTTTCTTCTCAATTTCAACTTTGTACTGGCACTTGTCCTTTGCATCAGGGTTAAATGCTTCTATTTCAAGTTCCATATAGGCTTGTCTAAGGTCACATTTTGTATAATCTTTTGTGCAGCCTTCACACCCTATCAAGGCATGTTCAGCAAGGTTAAGGATTGTATCTTTGTTTACTTGTATAAAACCATCATCAAGTTTCCGCTCTTTAAACTCCCTTTGTGCCCTGAGTTTTGGCAGGACAAGTATCTCGCTGCTATGGCCATCTCTTAAAAGTTGCCGTACAAAATCTTTGTCGACTCTGGCTTTTATTGAGTCCATAAACTTATAGATATATGTTTGTGCCATTTTTAAAAATTTATGTTCGTCCGCTGTGAGGTTATTAGTCCAGTTTTTTAATATTTCGTCTGCTACTCCTGCAGATAATGCCATAACACAGTAATTCTCTCGCTCTGCTTTATTTAAATAAGATTTCATAGATTTACTCCTTTACAATTTTTAATTTCAACTCTGGATATTTTGTTTTGAACATCTTATGTTTAAGTTTAAATACATCTGTTTCGATGCCTTTTGTATCAACAATATCAAAGGTTCCATCACTTTTAAAAACTATAAAGTCGGCAATATATTTAATTGCATTTGTTGACTCATTGCCTTCACTTAATATAAATTCGCATTGTCGGCAGAAGCCTTTTATGGCTCCTGCCTTCTGTAATAATTTCAAAGTTCCGTAATAATCAGCCTCTTTTTTACTATCGAAACATACCCCATCTACCCATGTATGTTTGTTGTTATATTTAGGCTTTTTCTTAGACTTTTCATCTGCAATTTTTATTCCCCTGCGCTTTAAGTATTCTCGATATTGTTCCTCGGTCATGTACATTCCATCATTCCTTTTCTAACTTTTCTCCACAAAAGGGACAGTATTTGAAGCAAACATAATAATCTTTTTTCTTATTTAATTCTTTGCCTTTTGCGCTTTTGACCGTATATTTAATCTGATAGCAGGATGTTAACTCATAATTCATAAATGCTTTATTATCTTTTTTGCCACGTTGCATTAATGCGCTATTTTCAAAATAAGAATTTTTAATTCCTGCATTTGTATATTCTTCTCTGAATTTATCTTTCAATCGTTCCTCAAGCTCTTTCAAACAATCGCACACATCTATTCTCCTTTCGCTCATATCGGTAATCGTTGTATACTGTTGTTGAACTTTGATTCGTGTTCCCGCACGTTTTGAGTTCACTGGGGTACTGTGGATACTTACCACAGTACCCTTTTATCATTCTTCTATAAAAACCTCAGATGTCGCCGGATTATAGGTTAGTCTTTTAAAATTTCCACAAGCATCCATAATTTCATCTGAATGCTTAACTTCAATTGCTCTCCACCATTTATATTGTGCTTTTAATGCGTCAGCCCTTATATCTGTCAATTCTTCTATTGTTTTAGAACAACTTTTTATTTTAGCATCAATATCAAGTACCTGTTCTCTTTCTTCATCGGTGATTTTTAATAACATTTTCTTTTCCATGATTTAATCCCCTTTTATTTTATTTGTAGTAATAGCAATCATCTTCATGTGCTTCAAACTTCCTCTTATCCTTTTTTATCTCTAGAAGTTCTTTGATTGCTCTTGAAGCTTCTTGGGTTGTCATATTATCAATGTCTTCTGGTTCCTGCCCTAATTCTTCATATAACTTTTCGAGTAACTCCTTTTGGCCATTTGTTGCCATTATTTAATATTCGCTCCTTTCCAATACCTGTACAAAGTTCCGTATGAATATAAATATCCAGTTGCCTTTCTATATTCTTCTTCTGCTTTCTTTCTATTAGCTCGTTTATATTTATTGCTTTGATAGTTCGCCATCATCTTATTAAGTACGTCAATATCAATATGTGCTTTAGGCATTGCCATTATTTTTCTGCCCCTTTTAAAACGCTTTATTTTGCCATATACCATTTTGATACATGTATTTATACCTCTTTACATTTTAGCGGGTTCCTAGGCACTAATTTGAGCGAATTTTTGGTATCTGGTTGTACAAACTTATCCGTATTATTTCCTATTTCTTTTACTGCTGCTATAGCTTGTCTTGCAGGTATTCCACTTTGATAGAGGGTTACTATGCCATTTGTTAGCTCATCTATTCTCACTCATTAACACTCCCAAACTAATATTTATAGCCTTTATATAGTCCCTTATCCCTTAAATTCCGCCGATGATCTCTTATGTGGTCCGGCTCTCTGCCAAGTTTATAAGCTATCTCCTCATCCCTCAATCCCTGTTTCTCCATGTCAAGCATCATATTATTTTCCGTATTTGTCCAAGGCAATTGAATTTTCTTTAACTTTGCTTTTTGCCTTTTAACCAATCTGGAATATCTATGTTCGCAACTAAAAGATGTTCTATCCATAATTGTTGCAATTTGTTTATATGTTTTTCCGGATCTGATTAAATTTATTAACTGCCTATCTTCTTCGGACGTCCATAACTTAAACTGTTTTTTAGGAATTTCCTTATAATCTCTTTTCCTTTCAAGCTCAACCCATGGAGGTTCTGGAACTAATTCATCCCGTTCTATTTTGGAAAAGTTGATTGCATCCTTATTTTTTTCAGCCCATTTCCAAAAGTCATTACTATTTATTAGCCAAAATTTGAATTCATTTTTTGTTATTTTCTTTGTTGCTTTTAATCCACGTTTTGTGATCCAATTATCAGTTATAACATGCCTATCTATTTTGCATATATTTGCAAGTTGGTTAGCATTTATGCGGCCCTGAGCATCTTTGGTTGGGCCAAGCCTTAATACTCTTTTCCCATGTATTCCAATAGCAACTACGCTTTTCTCTAATTTCTTTGCAATATTTTGAAATGACATCTTACCCCAATTATTGCTTAAGTATTCATCTTGCTCATTCGTCCATATTCTACCCAACTTTTCCGCCCTCCTTTATATGTTTCAATATCGATTGGTAACTTTGCCTGTATCCTGTTAATTTTTTAAATTCTATTTCAAGGCAGAATTGATTTTTAAGTTCTTTATTATACAGTTTGTTAATAACTGTTCTGCCTGCTTCGAGTATTCGTTTATCTTCCCAGTTTAGATGAGGTCCACCCGGCATATTATCAACTCCTTTTATTCCAAGCACCCTTAATTGTCGTACCATGGCATCTCTTATTAATCATTGCCGTTCTATCCGATATATAGTTGTTTATATCGCGCTCTGCTCGCTCTTTTATGTCCCTGTCACGCTTGTACATCGAGAGAAATTGAACCTTTGATAATTTGGTCAATTAATCACTTCCTATCATTTTTAAAATGGAATATCATTACTTATGTCTGCCGGCCCGAAATCTGGATCACTGTCAAGATTTGGTGCAGGTGATGATGTTCCTGCCCCTTTATCTTTCTTGTCCAAGAACTGTACTTCGTCTGCAACAACTTCAGTTACATATACTTTTTTCCCCTCTTTGTTCTCATAGTTTCTCGTCTGAATCCTGCCTGATACTCCTACAAGACTTCCTTTTGCCGTATAGTTAGCTGTATTCTCTGCTCCTTTGCCAAACTGGACGCAATTGATGAAGTCTGTCTCCTTCTGCCCATCTTTATTCTTGAACTGTCTATCTACTGCAACCGTAAAGCTTACAACCGCTGTTCCTGATCCTGCAGCAAAACGTAATTCAGGATCGCGTGTAAGCCTGCCAATGATTATTATTTTATTCATTTTTCTACCTCCCAAACTTCCTGGTCTAAAAGGCTGTTTATTTTGTCTTCTAAATAACACGTATATAATGTTGCTAATACGTCGCTTAGGCTTTTATAGTCGCATTCCCATGTTTTAAGTTTAAACTTTTTACCGCTGTGCCTTGCCTTGTCAAAGGTGAGGTATTTTACCTCTTTATGCTCTGCTGTAAAATAAGACTGTTTTATACGATGGCAGAAATATGATATATCAATAAATTCTCCTGCTTCATCAACAACTGTTTTAAATGAATTTATGCAGAATTTTCCTTGTAATGAGTCTATGCCATTATGCCAAACAATCGTATCTCCCTCTTTGAGTTTCCCGTCCTCGATCATCTTGAGGATCTCCCATCCCATATAATGCTTGTCGGCTCCCGTTGTTTCTGCTGGTTCTGGTTCCATTAGTTGCTTATAAGTTATTAAGTTTATGTCTTCTTTCTCAAACCCTTTCCATGTTCCATATCTTAATTCTTTTTCATCAAATCCATAACATGTAGCTTCTTTAGCCCAATTCCAATGCGTTCTTTCTAAACATTTCCCATCAGCCCACTTAAGCCCTTTTTCTCTCAACTGTCTAAACAGTTTCTCTGCTTGATTCTCTGTCCTGCAATTTACAACTGCTTTACCGCTTAGAAATTCATTCCATAATGTTTGATTCATTGCTACCCCCTCCTATTAATCCTCATATTCTTTTTCATATTTCAAAATAGCTTCTTCGCAATCTTCCCAATCGTCTTTGTTAAAACAAGCTTTATAGCTTGACAAGTTATGCCCTTCGGCTTCGATGATGTCGTTTAGTTCAACGCATATTGTTGTTTTAAACATTGTGATGTCAAGACCTCCATCATCAAAAGTACCTGCTCCGACAATTTTTGTAAAATCATCCAAATCAGAGAAATGTATATGCACATATGCAATTGCTTCGCCGTATTGATCCATGTAAAGCCCAGTCTCATTGTCTTTTAAAAACTGGTATAGCTCCGCATTTACTTCTTTCATTTCAACCCCCCCGGCCATTCTTGTATTTTCTCTGGCCAATTAAGATTATCTTTTAAAAATATCGGTACTCCTGCAGCCCTGGCCTGGTCAATTATGTTTTGTACCCATTCTGGCTTTGGTGGTACGGCTCCGGGTCCTGTTTGTGCACCTATGATTAGCCAGCCCAACCCACTGTAGCCACCTTCAAATACATTGAAATCCACATTATCAAGTAAAGGTTCAAGACTTATAAAATGATTAGGCTTTTTAAATACTGGTAGTGCTTTTAATATATCTTTCATACATGTGATTGTGGTTCCGCACCAACAATTTTTAGGAAATTTAAACTCACCATACCTATAAGGATTCTTAGTTAAAAACAGATATTGATGTTGTGGCGCTGCTTGACAGGCTTTGAGAACTTCTCCTACCCATTCATCCGGTACCCAATCCCCGAACAAATCACCCATGCTGACAACAAATATCTTTGATGGTTTCTTTAGCTTTTTAGGTTCATCAAGTCTGTAACGATGAAACGTAGGTTCAAATCCAAATGGATAAGGTTGCATCCGTTTGGGGTTAAAAGTGTATACCGGGGTTTCTAAATCATGGATTTTCTCATATTGGCTGTATCTCTCGCATTTAAAAGATGGTTCCATTTCACAGTCCCCGCATATGTTACAATTGCCATTTTGGCAAGGCACTTGTCCAAACCTTTCAGCTATCCTTCTTGCGTAACAATACTCACAACCATGGTAGCAACCAGTAACAGGATTCCAAGTATAGTCAGCCCAATCTATCTTTGTTTTGTTCACTCTTTCCCTCCTCATCAAATAAACTTATCTGCCCATTCTCCGGCTTTACTTTTATCAGCTTCTTAATCTTTATCTTTACAAGCCTACTGAAACATATAGGCCCTATCTTCCGTTTTATGCTCAGCGGATCTTTAAGCTCTCTCCGGCATATTAAACATTTCATTTACAAGCTTAGCCCCTCCTTATATAAAACTTCGTTCAATAGATTAGTGTTAACCTTGGCTTCTTCTAACCTTATACTTTTTCCTGTATTCTGCATCGGTACACACATTTCAAGTATTCTGTCCTCTGTTCTCCGGTCATATAGTCTTGTCAATATGCCATTTGTTTGCTTTGGGTTTACATCTAAGTTTGTTGTAATTATCAGCGGTAATTTACTTCGGTACCTGCTATCGATTATGTTATATATGGTGCTTTTACTCCATGGTGTCTTATTCTCAGTTCCCAAATCATCAAGAATCAATAAATCTGCATTATATAAACCTTTTATTATATCTGTTTCCGCTTCTTTTCCGAATTTGCTGTACGTTTCCTGTATCCGCATTAGCAACCCATTTATGCTTACACATATTGCAGACACAAACTGTTTTAATAACTCATTCGCTATGCAACTGCTTAAATATGTTTTCCCGTTGCCAGGGTCCCCATATATCAATAGTCCTAAACCTTTCTTTTTACATTCCTTAAAATTGTTTGCATAACGCTTGCCAAGTTCATACATTCCTCTGCTCCCTTTACTAAAATTCCAATTTTCAAATGTACTAGTTTTAAATTGTTCATCCATCAGACTATTTTTTATTAATGCCTCCAACTGTATTTGTTTTTCTTTAGCATCATCCTCCTGTTTAAGTTTATTAAACTTTTCAACCCTGCAATCGCACATTACGGGGAGGATTCGTTTTCTTCCAAGTATTTCATATTGCTTATATAAAGGTTTTCCGCATACTTCACATATTTTATCAAGTAGTTCAAACTGAGAAGCCGATTCCTTCTCTATCATTTGATTCAGTAGGTTCCCCATTGGCCCCAGTTGCTCCATCTTCTACCCTCCCTTCGTTTTGCCAACTCTTTAAAACCTTGTCCATCCATGCAGTTACAAATTTTCCTGTTGAAGATATACATTTTTGCATTGCTTCTTTTACCCAGTCGTAACCATACATATCTATCTTTATCTTCATATAATCAAAATGAGCCGTTATGGATTGTCCTGGTTTAAGCTTTTCGTAATACTCACATAAATCTTTTGCTTGAAGGTCGAGAGAGAGCGGTGGTTCACCACCGTCTTTCTTCTTCTCTTCTTCTTCTACTTCACTTCTTATTCTTATTCTCTTCTTATTCTCTTTCTCTTCGGGGTGACATTGTCCGTCATTGGTTGCCATTGGCATGCCAATGTCTGCCGTTGGTATGTCATTGGCATACCAATGGCTGTCATTGTCTGTCATTGGTATGCCAACAGCAGAATACGGTGGTATATCTGAAATATGTTCACGATCTCTTCTTAGAGTTTGGTACTTGTTGAAATTAGGAAATTGTATATATCTATTGCCGTCAACCTCATACCAAAGAATGAGTTTCTCATCTGATAGTTCCTTAAGTGCAGCATATATTTGATCTATAGTAAAATCCTCATATGGGAATATCATGCCCTTTATTACTTCTGGTTCTCCCTCCATTCGTCCTAAATCATCAGTATTAGGTATCATCCATGTAAATAGAAGTTTTGCCAATACAGAAACTCTTACTAATTGCTTGCAATATGAAATTTTTCTATGTATTAGCCTGCCTTTTGCGTTTCTTGACATACAATTACATCACCTGCCTTTATTGCTTGTATGTTCAATAACTTAGCTCTTCGATGCTGACTCCGAACCCTTCGGTCTTACCGGCTGTGATATATAATTCTCTGTCTAAAAACAAGAGCCGATTATTCGTCTTATCAAAGCCGATAGCTAAACCAGTAGACATCAGCATGTCTTTTAGCAGTTCCATCTGAATCATGATTGTCTGTCTCTTTTCTTCCATAGTTAAATCCTTTAGCTCGTTCATGCCTATTTATCACCTGCCTTTACAAGAGCGGTTATAAGCCGCTCCGCATTTACCACCTGCTTAGTCTGCTTGCTTTCTTGTATTGCTCAATACCCTTTCTAAACTCATTTAAATAAGTATTCAGAGCTTCTACCCTGTCAACAACCGTTAACTCCCCTAACCTTACTTCAGTGACACCATCACGCTGCACCATATCAATTTCTAGCCTGTCCATGGTTTTTACAAGCGATGTGTCTGTACTTCTGATAGCTGCGTCTTTCAGTTTGTACCATAGCCTTTCATAGTTCATTTACTCACCTGCTTCCTTTCTGCCTTCTTCAGGTGAATAAAGGCTAGATTGGATTTTAATATTGTTTAACCGCTTTTGCTCTATTTTGTTTTGATAGATTGAAATTTGCACATTCTGTGCCAGCTGGGAATTAAATGCTTCAACATATTCTTTTTTGATTTCAAAACCATACGATTTCCGGCCTAATGTTTCGGCGGCAAGCAAAGTCACCCCACTCCCGGCACAGGGATCTATTACTACATCTTCAATGTCTGTAAAAATCATAATAAGTTTTTTTATAACCTCTATACTCTTTTGCGTGGGATGTATTTTGGGTGTAGCAGTATCTCTCACATAATCCATGCAGTTGAACACCATTTTCCCATCATTATTGAATTTAGGTAATTTATCCCTGTATAGAAGCACTGCATACTCACAATTTCCAACTATTTTCATGTTTGCCTTTAATACTTGAGCTGAGTAATTTTTCTTGAAAACAAGATTTATATAGTGATTGAACCCGTATTCTTTAGCTTTCTGTATGAGCATAAATTGCTGTTCAAATTCGCAAAATACTATCATGCATCCTGCTTTTCCCGGTTCTTTTGGCTCCTTTTTGAGCATTGTACTGACAAAATGCATAAATTCAGCTATTCTAAAGTCTTTATCTGTATCAAAGAATGTTTTGCCTGCCAGTTCACTCTCACCGTTTTTATTGTCACCGCCTTGATACCACTGCGGACTACTGGCATATGCATTTTCTCCTATGTTGTAGGGTATATCAGCAATTATTAACTGTGCTTTTGGTATGTCATATCGTTTGTAATTTTGGAAATGATCATGATAAAGTTCCATTATGCCTCCATTCTTGCATCATAATAACTTTGAAATGCGGCATCAACCTACAACTCAATGTTTTCAATTTTTGCACGTTCTTCCAGATAGGAAGCATACATATCCATAGCCTTAAATTGCCCGTTAAGCAAATCATAACTACAAGATGGTGTAAAGTTAAGTTCACCAGACTTATATTTTTTAAGCATAGCACTCAACCCTATCATCCTAATCTTTAACTGTAAATACTCAGCTTTAAACCTTTCTTTGTAGTCCTCACTATTCATCATTTCTACTGTTTCATTCAATCTCATAGAAAAATCCTCCTAAACCTTAACCCCTCATAGAGTGGGTATCCTTTCATATTTTTTATATCACTTGTCATATTCCGGTATCTTTATCTTTTGCCCCTCATAGATTGCTGGTGTAATGCCGTTTATCTCCTTTATATCTGCCACTACTTCCCGTATATCTTTCTTTGTCTGTATCTTCCTCGCCAGGCTCCAGAGGGTATCACTTTTTCTCACAGTCACAATCGTTGTATCAACGATCCTGCATGAATATTTATGCTTGAATGAGTAAATGATCATAACAATAAAGAGAAAAACGGCTATTATAATCAATGCTCCATAATTTTTAATCTTCATAATCCCCCTTTACTACCACATGGGTGGTTGTTATCCATCAAATGTGGTAAAATAGATATGTGTATTTTTCTATGCCCCTATGGGGGCTATTTTTTTAGCAAGTCCTGGTTGTCATGGATGTTACCTATAACTTCACAAAATGAAGCAATTAAGTAATCCAAATCGCATATAGGCATGTCGCAACTACAATTTTTATATATCATTGTCTGTTGATTATTGAGGGAAAAACCGATTACACCTATTCCACGATTTTCAAAACTGCAATTTACAATATCACCTTTGTATATCTCTTTGCCATTTTTATCGTCTAGGCTTATATATGGCCCTACTGTCTCAGGGATAACTTCATATAAAGTTATGAATGGCATCACATGATCTCTATATGAAAAGTCCGTACAAATATAGCTTTTGTTTTCCACACTTTTTGAATAGTACCCATACACCCACTCATGAGTGTCTATTCTCTTACCTCTGAACTTTATATCTCTCACGCCTACGCCTCCTTATTGCTCTCTATAAAGTCAATTGCCTCTTGTAAGCCTTTTATAATTTTTCCGGCATCATCAACCGTAAATTCAGAAATTCCTGCGTCGTCGTCGGTTTCAATGCTTATAGAAAATCTATCTTCTTCAAAGTCAGGGTTTTTATCTTCCCATACATAAACTGTAATGTCTTGACCATCACCAACAATATTAATTTGCTTGCGGCTTATACTCATATTAACCCCTCCTATTCTGCTGGCATTTGATAAATGACTTCACTGTGTTCAGTTGTAAGCCATCCACCAGAAGTGTCTGCTTGACTTGCTTGTATATGAGATATACTGGTTAACTGATTCTGTATCTCATCAAGTACCTGTAATGCTCGTTCGTGTGAGTTATACATGCCTAACTTTAGACAACCGTCTTCACTACCATCAAGAAAATCAATCCAAACACATTGATTACGTATATAGAATCTTTCGCCTGTTATATCTATAAGGTCTATTTTGTTCTGGCTTCTAATCCACATTATTTTTACCTCCTATAACTCAATCTCTAAGCCTTTTACAGCTATATATGTTGGTATGCCTGTCAATGCCTCTATATCTTGCTTAAACTGCTCTGCGTTGCTGTTGCCGTCACTCAAATGCAGTAGAACTATGTTCTTGACTTGCGATAGGTCATTTGCCTTTAAAAACTCCTTTACATTTTCAAGGGAAAAGTGGCTTTCAACTATCCTGTCTCGCAATACCGGGATAAGGTTCCCACTGTACAAGTTCTCATCGAGTATCTCTTTGCTGTAGTTGCACTCAATCATGATGCAATTTAAGCTGTTAAATTTGTATTTGCAATAGTAAGTGTCAGTAAGGTAAATTAACTTGCCTATTTCCGGATGCTGAATAAGAAACCCTAAGTTTGGCACATCATGTTGCAGGTCAAAGGGCAATATTATAAATTCATTCATGTTGAATTGCTCCCCTGCTTTTATAAATTTGAGTCTATAGTGTACTTGCCCCTTTGCCGTTTCCATGCCTGTGTAAACGTCTATACCGTTATTAAGCAATTCTTGCAACGCCTTTGAATGATCTTTATGCTCATGCGATATTAGGCAACTGACATTTGATATATTGAAATCCAATCCTTTTAAAATCTCTTTGTAATTAATCCCCCCCTCAAGGAGAAGGGTTTCCTTCTCCCCTTGCAGCACATAGCAATTGCCTTTGCTTCCGGAACCTAAAACCTTTAGTCGCATCAGAATTCAGGTTGTTCCATTGCCATTTGCTGGCTATCTGGTTGCTTGTTTTGCTGCTGTTTATCTGATTTTGCAGCCCCACTTACAGGCTCTGATTCAGTAGGCTTGCTATCAGCTTTTATATCAATGGGTGTTACGTTAGCATTTTCTTTTATTTCCCCTGATACTTCATAATCGGCCTGTACGATGTTTTCGTCATCCTCTGAAAGACTTCTATTGTATGAATCTGTGAGTAGGTCACTATCGTCTGACGTGTTAATAAAAGCCTTGCACCCTCTATGTATAACTGTTTTTTTTGCCATTTCTTCGGTAAAATTCTGATGTGCTCCTGAATTGCCTTTTGCTGCACCCTGTGCCCATGCTCTTTTAATCTGTGCCATAGTCATTATTTCAGTATGCAGAGGCCCGTTTTCACCAACTACAACCATAAAAGCACCGGTTATTTTAGCTATGTCTATATTTTTAAAATCAGGAACATATTTGGTTACTTTTAATACTGCTGTATCAACGTTATATTCAGTATCAAGTTGGTCACCCTCGAATAAGCAATAAGGTTTAACATCTTTAACGCCTTTAATACGCTTTGTAACGGCAATATCGCCCATGTAGCTACGCATAAGCTGTAGTTTGTTACCAAATGCTACAAAGTAGCATTGTTTCTTTGCAGGGGTTAACCCTTGAATTGTCATATCAAGTAAAGCATTGCAAATACTAACTCTGCTGCAAGCCTGGAGTACCGGCTTGTGCTCTCTGTTTTCTACCTCCTGTAATATCAGCCATGCACTTTTAAGAGCATTTGCGGCGCTATAGTTTTTAGGAAGTTGGAGTTCTCCTTTTTCCTGCAGAGAATTTATCCTTGTCCATACCTCATCAGTTATACTTTTCTCCTGTATAGTTTTTGCTACTGTTGCAGTTTCTTGCTTATTTACATTTGCCATTATTCATCCACCCTTTCTATTCTTAAAGTATTAATACTCTTGTAATAAGCGGCCTCAGCCCCATCTTTGTATTTATCTATCCATGCTTGTTTTGTTGTAGAGTCTAATCGTTCATATGGTGTTGGCACTATTAATCTTATGATCTGTCCCTGAGTGGGTATTATTTCTGTGACTGACTCACAATTATCCAGGAATACAGGTGCATTGATCTGATAGTAATTGCATAGCGTATTTATAATGTCGATTCCCGCGTTGGTTTTAGCCCCGCTGTTAAGGTTTGTGTTAAAAGGCACACCTTTTATAAGCGGCTCACAATCTTCCTCTATGCCCCCGTTTACCTGATTCTTAAACATGCGGAATCTTACGTATTTAAACTTGCTGTTTATACTAGATTCCAGTAGTTCAACTTTTGCCTTTGTAAATTGCTCTGTGAGATATTCTGTCTTTTCAATATCTGCTATCTGCTGCGCAAGGTTTTTTTCTTGCTCTTGTAGTTCTTTGATACGCTTTTTAGCACTTTCATTGGTTTCTTTATAGGCGAGTTGATTATTGATTGTTTCCAGTTCTTTTTCAAGTTCAGCCTTCTTTGATTTCAACTGCTGAACCTGCAATAACTCATTGTCGTCTTTCTTATCTGATTTAGCTTCGATAGCTTTTATTCCATCCTGGATTGCTGCATACTCAGAATTGGAGCTGTAGTCTATATCCACCTTAAAATTATCAATGCCATCCTGGAGAGCAATCTTCTTATCGGCTATATTATTTAGTTCCTTGTCAATTTCCTTATATCGCTTTTGCAGCTCTGCTACCTCAGCATTTAACTTGTCTATTTTCTCTTTGTTAGCCTTACCGTCTGCATTTATGCCTTTTAAAATATCCGCTTTACGAAGATTGAAGTTTCCCTCCATTTCCTGACGCTTGGCATCAATATCGTCTTCATCAAAGGGTCTTTTGCAAGTAGGACACACAAGTGAATCTTCTGGCATTTCAAAAGTTTTACTGTTCTCAACCTTCCATTTGTCCCTTAGGTCATCGTTCAACTTTTGAATCCTGGAGACTTCAACCTCCTTGCTTTGAATTTCATAATTGATCTTGTCCATTGCTGATTGAACGGTATAGAAATTCTTTTCCTCTGTTGCAATTTGCTTTTTATATTCTTCAAGTGGTTTTATAGCTTCGCTGTCAATGCTCTGTTTTAATACCAGCAGTTTGCTTTGCAGCTCATACAGCTTCTTTTTGCCTTGTAGGGCCGCTTCATCAACTTTGCTGCTATCTGCTAATTGGTCGTCGATGTTGTTCATTCCAAACATAATGCTGCGCTTTTGAGTATCCAGGGCGTCAAAGTCAATATCCTTTATGGACATGTTGAGTTCATCCACCCTTGCCGGGATATCCTCTTTATCCTTTTTAAGCTTCTTTAACTTTGCGGAAATGCTTATTTTCAGTTTTTCAATGTCGGTGTCATGTAGCAGTTTTGCCAGCGGTTTTAACTCATCCTTGTAATTAATAACCTGTTCATCCGATATATCGCCTGTTATCTGAGTAACAATCTTACGCCTATCCTGCCATTTCAAGACTGTGCTGAAGTACATAGGATTTGTTATAAGCTTGAATATATCCTCACCGCCTGTAATGTTGCTTACCTGTTGCTTATACTCACCTTCTTTCATTGGCACTTCGTCGATATAGTATGATGTTTCTGTTCCTTTTAGTTCTGCATTAACTTCACCACGTTTTTTTACCCATTTTTCTTTCAGCACCTTTTTAAATGTCATATTCTTGTTGTCTATGCTTAATGCGCCCTCAACCTCAGTATCAAGCATGTGGATAACGTTGTTTTGGCTGTCAAGTGGTTGTACATCAAACTTACTTAAATCTGCACTGTCTTTGCCGAATAGCAACCATAAGAATCCATCAAACAGTGTTGTTTTGCCGGTACCGTTATTGCCATAGACATTTATGTCGTATCCTCCAGTGTTGAGAGCAAACTCTTTTATGCCCTTAAAGTTCTTTAGCTTTAGTTGTTTAAGAATGATAACTTTTGACAATTACTTTCCTCCTTTTAAATTCGTTTCTGCCGTGTTATAATGGCAGTGGGTTTTTTATTATCGGGCTTTTATAAGCCCTTTTTTTATGTTTATTCTCATAATTTTATGACATCTCCGGTTAAACTTTGAAATGTGTACTACTTTTCTTCCCAAGATATAGGTATAAATATTGTCTGTCCTTTTAATTTATCTTTGCAATATACATAAATACCTTTACCTAAATCACCAAATAACCCATAAACTTTCCAGTCACATACTTTAGTATTTTTACCCTTACCTATTTTAATACCGCTATTACATTTATATGGATCTGTTGTAATGCCACCGCATGATGGGCAACGGAATTTCCTTTCTCCAATGCTTTTAAGCATATCTTCAACGGATTCAAATACTTTAACTTTATCGCCTTTAATCTCGGGTTGATTGGATTCTTGGTAATAATTCAAATACCAATATCGTCTATCCTTTTCCCATGAATCAAGTATATCTTCCCAATTAAGATTTAACTTTTCACCATAATGCTTTGCCCTATTTATAATCCACTTGAACTTATCACAATATTCACATTTTTTACCGCAATCCGTTCCTTTTCCTGCGTAATCTTTAAGCTTATCAATACATTCCTCTGTAAAGTTTTCACACCATCTGCCTGTAAAATCAGTCTTTTCCCTTAATCCCTTTACTGTTGTTTCTATCAATGATTTAAAACCCTTATTCATTAAATTCACTCCATTTCTGCACCCCTAAAGGTATGCAATACTTTACAGCCTATGCCTAATCTTCCAGAGGTTTGTCGCTCATCGTCTGCCTACCCTTCATCTCTCGGTTGTAACCTCTTATATTCTCAATTTCTCTGTCAATCTTCTCAATTTTCTTTTGTAGCGCCCTTTTCTCAATGTTGAGCGTTAATATGTCTTTTTCGTGGAGCAGAATATTTTCTTTATCAATGTTAATCATTTTTTATAAACCATCGGCCCATTAGTATTTCAGCAGAACTAATTGAGTATCCATTATGATCATGCATATAATTCCCATTTGCAATTTTAAGGGAGTATATACATTCCAATCCATTATTTTTGCAGGCAATGGTTTCCCCTTTATCAAACGCCTTGACAGCTTCTATAAAAGTCACTTCTTTCTCTTGCGATACCTCAACCCATCTATCATCGGGGCTTAGTCTTTTATAACCAGGTTGAAACTCAAAGCTCTCATTTCTACCTATTTTCATCGTCTGGTCGTCAGTCGTGCGTTTGAATACCTTGTCCCTGCAGTTACTAAGCTGCTGCATCATAAAGGCTGTACTAAACCCTTTAGGTTGTGGTTCCAGTTCGTTTTTTTCGATATGTTCGAGCATGTCAGTCGCAATATTGAAACCATCAATGTTTTGAATGCAACCATCCTCATCAATTTTCCTTATTATTATTTCTTTACCGCAAAGATATTTCATATCTCCTGTGAAAGTTCCATTGCAGTTTATATACGTAGGTGACCTTAACCCGAACTCCTTCACCATGTCGTCCCACTGCCGGATACGTACCTTGTCACCAACTTTGAACTCTCTGTTGCCTTTTTCAATACACCATTCCTTATTAATTACATCGCCATGTATAACTGCTCTGCCAAACCTAGTGCCATTGAAAACTACTTCCTCGCCATCATCTGTTCCGCCCATCAATAGGGCCCCATCACCGCTCTCCTTAAATTTCTCTTTGCTGAAATAATACTTTTTCAATCCGCTACCTCCTCCAGATCACTTAGAAAGAAACATTCCTTACGCTGTGGAAACTGTACAAGTACAAACCTGTCATAAACTTTTAACACGATACCGCTTTTAACCACTTTTCTCCTGCCGTGAGGTGTTGCATCATCTGGCGATTTAGCCAAAACCTTGCTGCCGACTTTTATGCTCATCATCTCGTGCACCTCGCAATCGTATTAATACGCTCCTGCAAGTTCCGGCATTTCTCATCTTCTTTATACGATGCCTCAACCGCCCTCCGGTACTGCTCATCTGATAGCTGGCGTCCGATTCTCTCCTCAACACAAGTCCTGGTATAATCAACTTTTTTACCCTTCACAGTAATTCCTCCTTTTCTCTTGAACAGTGATTTTAACCATTTATACACGCATACTCCTCCTCCATATTTTCAGGCCAGTCCATGTAGCTTCGTGTCCATTGCTCATGCAGAAGTTTATATATGCCCTTAGTTGCTTAAGGCTCAAAAATAGTTACCTCCTCAGCTTACTTTTCCAAGTGTCTTGTCAATCTCGCTGAATAGCTCTGCAAATTCTCTTAGTTTTGAATATTTGTTTTTAAAGTTTATGAGTTCTTGTTTTGCTTCTTCCAATAAATTGTCATGCATAGTATCGTCATTCAATGCAGTTGCAATTGAAACATAAATCTTCTTTTCCTCTGCATTTTTAACGTTTACAAATGCCCTTGAGCTTACTTGAGTTGGTTCTTCCTTAACTCCTGCTTTAGCGTATAGAGTTTCTTTGGGCGACTCTTTTACCTGTACGGTTATTATGTTGCCTATTATGTTTCTTGCCTGTGCAACCCTATACTTTTCAGCCGCTACGTTATTATTCCATTCAAAACAACTATGTAATAAAGCTTTTTCGTCTTTTGCTTCGTCTATAATTGTTTTTGGGTTAACATGACCATCCCTTTTTTCAATGCTATCAAAGTATTCACCTGTTCTTTGTGCGTCAATGTCCTTAACATTAAAACCCGTTTTCCATTGGTAAATCATTTTTTCACCCCCTTTACTCCATGCCTGCCATACCCCGCCATGCCAAACCAAACCGCACCGCACCATACCGTACCTCACCTCGCCACGCCTGCCACACCATGTCTTACCTCACAACAACAAACCTTGCCGGACCCCGCCTAGCCTGCCGTACCTGACCACACCAGACCCGAACACACCAAACCCCGCCGCGCCTTGCCTGCCAAAACCAACATGTACCTTATATTAATTATTCAATGTGGAATTTACCATGCTCGCCGCCTTTTTCAGGTCTCCATTCACCTATGCCACAATTAAAACCGCCACGGTTAAATAGATTTATTACCTGTTCAAGACTGAACATTCCAGCATCATACTTAACACTAAAAATCGTTTTCCACCTTTTGAATTCACCTCTGTACCTTATGTCAGCGCTTGTACCCATAATGCGTACCATATCTTCTCTTATTTCTGGTACACCTTGTATTTCTGCGAATTCACTATCAATATGAAATGCTCCATAAGATGAAACTTTATCTTTTGTTATACCTGACCGATAACCCGCTGATACTGCCGCTGATTTAAAAGCTATCGAAGGGAAACCGAATCTTGCGCCATTTTCTATTGCCTTTTTAAATGCCTTTTCTGCATCCTCCGGGGTCTTGCAATCTTCTTCATCTGGCTTACCCTCTAACCAGTACATGCTGTTGATAAAATCCAAAACTGGATTTTTTATTTCATGCTGTTTAGCTTTTGAAGTAGCCTTTTTCATTTGCTTTTCAAGTATCTGTCTCCTGCTCTTATCATCAAACCTATGAACGATAAGACTTGAGTCTCCAACCACTGTCAAATTTACCTCTTTAATATTTATTGCCGGTATTTCAATTACTTCCTTCACTTTTGAACTTGCCATTTTATATATTCCTCCTTATATTTTTTATAAGACGTCTCCCCGCCACCGATGCCCTAGAGATAACAACCTGTCTATCCTGCTGTGTCTGCTGCCGTAACCGGCGTTGATACTGCCGATACGCTTTGGTATCCACATCTCTACGAACCATTCCCAACCGTACAAGGTAACATGATTAATGATAGAATGTATCGTGTTTTTCACCTCCTTTCCCATTTGCTTGTCCTCCCATTGGTGGTAAAATTTGTTTGAAGGGAGGTGCATATTATGGACAAAATTACTAAAATAAATCATGAACATTTCAATGACGTTGCCATTGGCATTTTAAGTAAATACAACATGTATAACGAATGCAAAGCTGATGATATAAAAGCTTTAACTGCCAATTACTACAAGCGTTACATTGAAGTCTACAATCAATTAATTGAAGAACAATCTAAAAAGTAAGCTATTTATTCAGTTTACTAAGTGTAAAAACACTTGCTTCTCTCAGGCTGAAACTTATCGATGAAATAATCTTTTGATACTCTAAAAAAGTAACTTCATTTTCATCAAACAGTTTATAAATTTCAGTCTCGATGTCTTTTAATTGTTTATTTCTCAATGTGTACTGATCCGGGACTTCCACTCCCTGGTTAATACACTCTTTTTTCATATCCTCCATCTTTTTCACCTCCTTTCCCATTATTTCCCTAGCTCTCCTCTGCTCTAGCTGCTTGATTGTTTTTAGCATGCCTGTTCTTGCTTAACCTTTACTCCGTACTTTATAGCCATTTCTTTAACTATCTGAATGTAGACCTCTCTAAGTCTTGCGTCATTCTCCAGCACATCTAGGACGTTAAGATCACCTGCCTTACTTGGAGCCATACCGTTTTTTATTGCCCTATCTTGTAAATTGCTAATTAAAGTCTTTGGCCTGCATTTGCCACGCTCTTTAAGCGCCATGTAAACTTCCTCTTTAATTTCCTTGTACTGGCCTGAGTCTTTAGCTATCGTGTTTAATATCCTGTTTGTTTCCCTACGCCATTCAGCCTTGGGATTGATAATAATTATGTCCTTGATGGCTTGCACTTCTTCCTTAGTCTCTTTTACCTCAGTTTGTAGCTTTTTCTGCTCAAGTTCATTTTTGGCTATTGACTGACTTAATTTAAGTAATAGTTGCGTTTCCAGGCTTAATGCTGACATATCAATTGCAACTTGCTTAAGTTTGTCCTCGACTTTAATAAAATAATTTTTAGCCTGTTCCCCTCGCTCGTTATGCGTACCCATTGCCAACTTTTTGGCAAACGATGCTGACAATTTATAATCTTTAGTCATGTTCCCCTCGACATTGATGTCGAACCCCTCGTAATCCTCTCCAGCTACCGCAAATTGATTTTCGAGAATATTTGTTCTGCCCCATCTCGAGAATTGCCCTACTGCAAGCCCTAAAAACTCATATAATTTTCTTGCTGTTGTTCTGCCCTGCTCGTCAACCCCTAACATAACTTCAATTGGTGTTAATAATGTACTGTCCTGATTAATAATGTTTGCTGCTGCTAACTCGTTCAACTTATCCCTCCTTTGTGTTGGTTGTCTTATTGATTATGTCTTCCTACTATTAATCCTTGCTTCATCAGCCTTTTTCATGCCGCTTTATTGTTTATCCTGTCAATTATTGTGGTAGTCGGTATCCACTT